AAGAGAGGACCAAGAAAATGAAACAATTACCTAATCTAGTAGTTAACGGGCGTATTTACACGCCCGCAACCACTACCGAAAATATACTAGAATACTTACTAGCTAATTTTGAGAATGAAGCCTTTCAATCGTCAGAATTAGTTTCTGACCTAGGGCAAGAAAAAGCCGTTAGTTTAGTATTTAAGCTAGACAACGGTAACAACACTTACACCCTAGACTTTTCGGGCGGTCGTGATGAATTTCCAATAATCGAGGGACCTATATTGTCTCTTGAAATGTTAAAATTAGGTGTATTAAAATTCTCAGTAGAGATTTTGCAACTACACCTAAAAACTGACGGTGCAAACTATTGGCCTAGCGGTTATGCTTGGTTCAATGAAGGCCCGACAACCGTATATAGCTAAATCAATAACCAAAAGAAAAGAGGAAACAACCATGCAAAACAACCGCTATTTAGAAACATTCTACTCACGCCCTAAAACTTACGGCGGGCGTGATTTTGTACTAGTTGACTATGATAAAGGAATCTTTACAACGGGTCAATCTAATTCATGTCGTGTAAGTTCTCAATCTTGCATGACAACAAGAGAAGACTTAAAGCAAACCGAGCTTAAAAACGTTGTAAGCCGTTTATTAAAATCGGGCTTACAAGAGGTAAATCAAGAGGAATATCAAGCGTTGTCTATCAACGCTTAATAATATCCGCGACCAAAAGAAAATTACCCCGTTCCCAATCCGAACGGGGTAAAATCGAAAGGGGAATAAATCATGATTAAATATAATATCTTATACCCTACTGACAACGAGATTTACAAAAATCTTGAATCAGTAGTAAAGCAAGTAGGCGGTAACCTTGAGAAAGCTAAGCAATTAGTAAATATTAGCTTTCGTGCCTTTATAGCGTATATCAATACTTGCGCTATCCAAAATAATGTTAAGTACATTGAATTAGTACTTGACTAATAGAATTTTTCAAGAGTCAAGAAACAAAATGCTTGACTCTTGAAACTGAATCAATTATACTTAAGATAATCAGAAAAGAAAGTGAGTGTTAACAATGAAAGAACGCAAGTATTTAGCAATCTATGACGATGGCGACCACGCAAACAACCAATTTGAATATTGGTCAGTACACCGCAATAACTCAAAAGGCAATCTAGAAGATGCCTATAGAACTATGCGCCGTAAATACGGCAATCGAGGCGGTGGCAAAATTACCGATACTATGCTAGACAACTAATTAAGTAACTCAAAAATAGAAACTTTCCGCCTTGCTTAATCGGTAAGGCGGAACCATAGAAAGGAAAGAATCAAAATGTTATCAGAACTTACACCAAAACTAACTAGCAACGCAAAAAGCTTCTATCGTAAAGCCTTAATCGAAACAACCGAACAAGGCGCAACCACGCTATATAGCTATCACGTCAAAATTGCAACCATTCAAAACGGACTAGTAACCCTATATAGCCCCGTTCTATGGTCCGCTACTACCTTACGCCACTTAAAAGAATTTTTAAGTCAAGCGCAAGGCGTTAAACTTAATCTGACTAAGAAACATTTAGCCCGCTACTTAGGGAAAACCGTTAGCTTGTCAGACTTGATTAAAGGGGTGTAAGCATGAATTACTATACAAAGCCTACACCTAACGACTTTAAGCAATTAGAACAAAAGCACGATACCGCTTTTGACCGAGGATATAAGAAAGGTATCATTCATGGAATGATATTACTTACAATTATCCTAGCTTCATTATACCTAGTTTTTGTCATGATGAATAACAAGAAACTTAAATATCATGATAGCCTAAACACTTATCAAGAAACCGTGCTTGTTGATATGGTACAAGTACGTGACAAAACAACGGGCGAGCTTATTGATGAATACCGCCCTTAATATAAGCAACTAATAGAATTTTCCCAAAAGAAAGGAATTGATAAACATGAAAACTACATTTTATTCTAAGCCCCGTACTTACGGCGGTCGCTACTTTATCCTAGCAAACGCAAAAGAGAAAAAATTCTCACGAGGCATGACGGGTTCTTGTGTGATATCAAAACAATACGGCCAAGAATCAGTAGTTGATAGTCTGACTCAGAAACAACTGAATCAAATTGAAGAATCTCTTGTTAACTCAGGATATGAAAAGGTAAGTAATGAAGATTATTATAATCTTAACCTTTGCGTATAACCTAACCAATAAATAGAAAACTTGCCCTATTCAAAATCGGATAGGGCAAGTATAAAAATAGAATAAACTTAAAGAGAAAAGGAATGATATAAAATGGAAAAGCAAGTATTTATGGCACAATTAGAAGAATTAAAAGCGGATATTAAGGCGCAACTTAAGCAAGTCAAAAATCATGGTTATGTTAACGCAAAACTATATGATGCCTTTTTCGTCAACAACCAAGAAAGCTTAAATGAATTTTACCGCTTTTGTGAAGATGAATGGGAATGGTTCAAAGAGTTTCTAAACGAAAACGACTTAGACACCAAGCAATTAGGGCGAACATCTTCATTCTTAATCGTTTCAGACAATTATTCTGACCCTAACGATTATAATGAGTATGAAGATTTAACCGAGTTATCAGAATCTGAATTAGATAAAGTGGTTATTCAATTTATGGATAGCGAACTATTTTTTGTAAAACGAGAAAATGACAAGTTATCTTTTGCGGATATTGACGGACTAGTTAACCACTTTATGCAAAAGCATGGTAGCGACTTAGAAGAAACTTTCGATACAATTAAAGAGTATTTAGAATATATTCAAAACGATTTAATTGAGTTAGAATTATATGTAAAAGAGTTACCGTCAATCAACGAGGCTTATGAATACCTTGAAAAATTCAAGGAACATCAAGTATATAACTATATGTACTTTATTCAAAACCATCTTGAAGAAAATTATATTGACGGTTTCTTGTCTGACTATATTAGATTAGACTATGCAAAAGAAAAATATCCCGAACAATACGATATGTTCTTAAAAGAGTTTAGTTTCACTCACGAACAATTAGTAAACGAACCGCAAGTAGCACAACTTAACGAGGAATTAGACGATACCCGTAACGAGTTGAAAGAACTTGAAGCAAAACTCAATCAAGACTCAATCTTAGTAGCCCACGATTTAATCAAGGGTGCTACACCATACGAGGGCATTAGAAAACTTACTCAATTAGTAAATATTTTCCAACAAAAACATTCAGAATTGGTTGTATTGGAAAACGAGCTAATGAGTCAGTTACTAGAATTAAAAGGGGAATAACAACAATGAATATCAACGAACTATACCAACAACTATCTGCATATATGAGAAAAACATTCACAAGAAAAGTAATGATTTTCTTAGATAGTCAGGGGCGCTTAGTCCCTGACTACCAATGCCAACAAGGGCAATACATCACTACCATTGAGTTAGTTGATATTTTAGACGGGCTAGATTGCTTTGAATGGATTATCGAAAAGGCTTTAGAAAAACGTTTTGGAAAGGCGGTAAATTAAAATGGACAAAATCTTCTATCTACTATTAAACTTAATCAACGATACATTCAACCATGGTTCAGATATGAATCTAGGCTTTGAATTAGTATGGTTAACAACGGTATTGATTTATGCTTTACCATTCTATTTACTGATTTACTTAATCGGTAAAAAGTTTTCTCAAAATCAAAACAAAAGGCTTGACAAGTAAAAACGAGTCAAGTATAATAAGGGTATAATCAAGAAAGGGGTTATCGAAAATGACAACCGTAACAAAAATTAAAGGCAGAAAGTATATCATGGAAAACTTAAAATATAGCGAGGTAAAAGGTATCCTTGACTTTGCGGTTCAAAAAGAATACGAGGTCAATATGTTCTGGGGTAGCTTGCTAGACAACTATTTTATCACTGGCCCTATGAGAATTAAGAATCAAAAGACAATGTATCAACACTGTCTATTATTAGAAACATACGTCAATAGTCAATCAAGTCTATACAAGGTTATCTTCACTAACGACACCGAGTATTTTGAACAACTATTAGAAAAATACCAAAATGAAGAATCTGAATTAGAAGATTAGTAGAAAGGAATGTACCACAATGACAACAATTATCCTTAAATCAGAATACAAAAAGCAACCAATCAACCTAGAATTAAGTCTACCTTTAATGGACTTAAACGAGGACTTGATTGATTATATTACTGACGAGTTAGAAGACGGCAACTTAGAATATGACGAGGTTATGAGTTTCTTACTCAATAACGATAAGGCGGTATCATTAGAGTATCATATCAATGATGAACCTGTCTTTACAACTCTTAAAAACTTAGACTTAAATCAATACCGTTGGTTAAGCGTACTTAAGTTTATCAACGGCATCGAAAGTACATTAGAAGATATGTACGACCCAGTTATCAACCTACTTGAAGACTTGGAAAAACACGATAACGTATTTACTGAACTGAAAGATTTTATCCTAAAAGCCCATAAGAAAAATTACTTTGCGGACACTTTTGTAAACCCGCAAACGATTTTGGACACTTGGTTTGACCTAACCAAGAAACACGAGCTAGAAAAGTTAGCCCGTAAATCTAACTAACAAAAAGAAAGTTTCCTAGGACCTGAAAAGGGCTTAGGAATAATATGAAAGGAATGAATTAAGATGGAAAAGAAAGAATATAAATTATTAGATGTTGCTATTGAGTTAGAACTAGGCATTAGACAGGCTATGAGGGACAAGTATGCTGACAGTTATGATACCATTCATGTATACTATAGCTTTAATAATAGTTTATTCTATATTTCAGAACGCCCGTTATTAGATAATAGCATGGAATTATTATCTTGCTACTATGACGAGCTAAACGAGCCAACAACATTTAACCAACTAATCAATAACATAAAAGAGTTTAATATTACCTTTAAGACGTTCAGTGAACCAGCGGTACACTATTCTTTAGAAGACGATATGGAATTAATTTATTGATAGAAAGGAAGATAACCATGAAACAATATTATACACGAGAAGAGATTAAAGAAAATGTAAAACTCATTCACCGAGAATTAGATATTATGCATTATGTAAAAGATATGTACGAACATTCTTTTGCTGAAGATATGACGTTTGAAGAATTTTTGCAAGAACCAATGGACGTGCTAATTGATGAGGATAACGAATATATTCTTGTCGGTGCGGGCGAGTGGCATGACGACGCTATTGAGAAAATTGCGCAAGTTGATATTAACGGTGTAAACGTATATTAGAAAGGAACGAGAAAAATGATTGTAGAACTAACATTTTTTGGCGAAAAAGCATTTCTTGAATTACCAACGTATGCGCCTATTGATTTAGCTATTGCAAAAGCGTTTCAGGTAAGCTGTAAAACTGATATTTATAAAGAATTGACTGTAAATGGTCAGTATGATAAAGTAGAAGTAAAACTTGTTGGGGCTTGCCCTTTACCACAATGTAACGAGTTGGTAGAAAAATACGGTCTTTCAGGATTGTATTTAGCAAACCCAGTTTTAGAGCATTTAGAAAATATGGACATTGAAGAATTAGTACAAGACATTGTTGCAGTTAAAGAAAGTCCTGTTGACACTGATGTAGATAACGTTGTTATTATTTATGAATGGTTTGAGTGTACTAAAAAGAATACGCTACACTTACACGCAAAAACGGGTAGCCTAGTTAACGAAAATGATGTATGGTACTTAGACGAACTGGGGTTAGGCGAAAATGCCTAACCTTTGATTAAATTAAAAAGATAAACTAAAATAAAAGAGGTGTAAAACATGGGATACTTAGGAGACAAAATGAGCGTAAATGCTATGAAAGCATTGACGAAAGGACAGAAACCAATTAGTAACTGGGATAAAGAAAGTTTGATTATGGCTATTTCTGACCGAGAAAGTTTAGATTTAGACGTAATTGAACAATATCCATTGAGTGTATTACGTGAGACTATTCTTGCGTATTGTGGTAGCCACCATATCGGGAAACGGTTTAAGTATGTTCGTTTCTACCGTCCTAAGACATTAGACGGAATCACAATGGAAGACTTCAAACGCAACTATGAAGCTATGAAAGAACGTGTTGCAAAATATCAAGAACGAAAAAGTATGGAACAAGCTGAAATTTATGCTTGACAAAATGGAATAGGTATGCTATACTGATGTCATGATGTAAAAGAGAGGAAGAAACAATATGCTATCTGAAAAGCAATTAAAGAAAAATGTAACGACAATTTGTCGTAATGCGTCAAAAGAAAAATACAACCTCACGAAAAGCGAAATGCTTAAATGGGAAAAGGAATTTACTGAGTTCGCCAAGGTATACATGATGGAAAACTTTGGCGTTCAGTTGCGTATCCCTATCAAAGTAAGCAATCGGTTAAAATCAACGTGTGGGTATTTTCGTTACAGCAACCATTACACGCTTCACAAAATGCGTAAAGGTGCTATTGAAATTGTTATTTCAGCCGACATGATTGCTAAGGCTATGCAAGACCCTGACCGAGAAATGGGTATGTATAATATTTATGATACGCTTAAGCATGAGCTAATTCATTATGGCACATACATGACTCATAAAAATTTCCATGACGGAGATTTTGATTTTGAAGATACCTTGCGACAATTAAAAGTGTCTTCAAGTGGTTCAACTAATATTGGCAAGCGACTAAATAACGTGCCATACTCATACTATCACCAAGAGTACAAAAATGGTGGCTATGAATTAGTTCGCCACGATTATGTATATGAATAGAAAGGACTAAGTAAGATGAAATTTTATGTTAACAAAAACAAGATGAAGAATAAAGGTATTCAACATCAGCTCATCGAGTTGCGTAATAACGAGTTTTATGAAGCTGAGAATTATCAAGAGTTATGGTATGCTCTATATTACTTAGATAAAGACCCATTTTATTGGAGCGCTCATTTAGATATGTATTTATCTAGCACAAATAAGCATGAAGAAGATTTGACTGAGGACGATTATCAGGCGTTAGTAGAAAGTTTTGACCATGAGAATTATATTCAGTTTGATGCAGAAAAGGAATATAATGACCTGTCATGCTACTACGAAGCGAACCTTGCGAAAGAATACTTGCAGAAATTAAGCCCAGAGGAACGTGATGTAGTTGTGACGAACTACATTCTAAACAAAGGTAGCTTATGGCAATGGTGGGATGACTTGTACTTAGATATTAAATCGGAATCAGTAAACAATGAGGTGCACTATGAGTAAATTAGAAAAAGGCAACTGGATTGATATGGGCAACGGTGTATCAGTCCGCTTAGTGGTAAGCAATGAGAAACCGTTTGACAGTCATTATGAAGTAAAGCGGGAGTCTTACAGTCCGTTTGATTTCAAAGAATACATTTCTCATAGTTTAGTGTATGGTATTCTAGTATTCTTAGGCGTACTTGTTTTGAATCGTACACCTTTATCTGAGGTAATTAATGATACGTTCGCTATGTTCTCAGGAGCGTTGTTTGGTGTACTTTCATTCTTAGGTTATTATTACGCTGACAAGTTTAACCATGACAGAAATGTTCGTTGGTTAAATCATTGGTTTGCTACGCATAAGCACGTTGAATATACAGAGCAAGACTAAGTAAACAAAAGAAAGTTTCTATAAGTACGATTTGAATTGTCGTGCTTATAGAAACGATTTAATGTATAGAAAGGAGATAGACATGGTTAAACTATATGTAATGTCAGGTGTAGCTGGCTCAGGCAAGTCTACCATTGCAGAAACTATCGCTAAAGACGGTGCTATTATTGTATCGAGTGATAAAATCAGAGAAAATCTTTTTGCAACCTTAGACGAATCTGTGCAAAATAAAGAGTGTAATCGAAAAGTATTTGACGAACTCTATAAACAGGTACAAGAAAACCTAGAGAAACAGCGTGATGTTATCATTGACGCTACAAACCTTTCGCAGAAGAAGCGAATGTATATTTATGAACGCTTCAAAGATATGGTTGATGAAACTACGATTTTATCCACTTTTGAAAACCTAGACACATTATACGAGCGTAATAGAAATCGTCCATTAAACAAAATGGTTCCAGATGAAGTTGTGTTTCGACAATATCTAGCCATGCAACCACCACGCAAAGGTATTGATTGCGATAATTATGTTGTGTATGGGAGTCGTGAGTCTGTTCTTGAAGAGATTGACAAGTATAGCGTAATCAATAGTAAGCATGACTCTATTCATCACTTAGAGACTATTAGAGAGCATATTGATATGGTATATTATTTGAATATCATACATTCATCGCCAAAATTATTTAGCAATCAACTATCTCTTAAACAATATAAAACTTTAAGAAGAGTAGCATATCTTCACGACTTAGGTAAGTTTGTATCAAAGCAAGTTAAGACAGATAAGAATGGTAATACTTACTATTCTTTTGCGGGACACGAAAATGTTTCAGCTATGTATTCGCTAGTATTTGGTAATAATGACGACTCTATAACGCTTATTCAGCATCACATGAAAGCGCATAACCTTTCAGAGAAAACAATTAACAGATACAAGTTACATGATTATGTTGAGCTGTTAAACATTTTTTCTAAACTAGATAATCTTGGGCGTGTTAATGGCAACTTAGATAATTTACTAACACGTTTAATGAAGAACGATAAAGAGATTATTTATCTTATCAATAAGGCGTATATCAACCTAAGATTTAAGCACCGAGGTATTGACTTTACTAATCAAGAGAACCGATTAGCACGAGGTCTTTTAATGGACACTCAAGGCAATATTGTTGTTCGTTCGTTTGAGAAGTTCTTTAACTATTGCGAATTAGATAGTCGAGATAAAGAATATCAAGAGTTAGCTAAATGCTATAAGGTTGATAACGAGGAAGAAGTAATTGCGTACCCTAAATTAGACGGAACCATGGTAGCTATCTCATATCATGGCGGCGACTTAATCGGAACAACGTCTACTAGTATGCAAACAGACTGGGTTAAAATCGTTATTGATAAGTTAAAAGGTAACGAAAAACTAATCGAGTATCTCAAGTCTAGTGGAACGTCTTTAATTTTTGAATACACTGCGCCTGACAATACGATTGTGGTTAAGTACGATAAGGAAGAAATCACCTTGTTGGCAGAAGTGGAAAACAAACCTAACGCTATTGTTAATATCTCACGCCTAGACCACTTAGAGAAGTTAGGGCTTAAGGTTATCAAACCAATTAAAACTAGCCTGAAAGAACTTTTGCAATGGCAGAAAGAGAAAGAGAATGTAGAGGGTTGGGTGGTCCAAAATAAAATGGGCTATCTAATTAAATTCAAGACTGACTGGTGGTTTGAAAACAACATTGAACCGATTGAATTTACCAAGAAAGGTATTCAGTATGTTGTTCAGCTCTGTTTAGAAGATAAGATTGACGATGTTATCGCTTTAATCAATCAGCGTGAGAACAAGAAAGAGCAATGGGTTCACGAGGTAGCTAAATTTGTAGACGATATTATTCGTAACGCTTACAGTTATGCTACAGAATATTCTACCACGAGAGAAATTTCAGAACTAGATACTGACCAAGCGACTAAATCGTTAGCCATCACTATCTTAAAAGGGAAGAAAGACATCGCTAATGACAACATGGTAAGAAGTATCTATAAGGTAGTCAAAGAAAACTTTAAGGAAGATTAGCAAAAGTACTTGACAAATACAGTAGTTTATGGTATAGTATATTTGTAAGTTAATCAAATAGGGAAGGAATGTTTTAATGAAAGACTTATTAAAACGATTTGCTAAGTCGAAATATTTTGACTTAATTGGTGTTGGTTTAGTAGTCGGTATCGCTATTGCGTCAGGCTATCTACGAACACGCCTAGATAAATTTGTTGACTGGGGACCTTGGACAGCATTAGTTCCATTAGGAATTATTTCAGTCGCTAACGTTGGTATCTCAATGTTATCAACACGATTTACAGGTCAGTTAAGTAAAGCTGGTAACTACTTAGGAATTATCAATACAGTTCTGTCAGGAGCTATTGATTACATCTTAGGTAACAAGGCGGCGATTATCACATACCCTGTAACGTTTATTATCTATACAGTAGCTATTAAGAAATGGGAAGAGTCGCAAAAGGGTAAACCTAATAAGGTATCAGAGAAACAATTAAAAATTATTGTTTCATTCATTGTATTTGGAGCCATGGCGTTCTCTTATGTTACTAACTACATTGGTTATGGCGGTAACATGAATACATTGGCATATATTACAACGGTAGCTTTTGGGTTATCACTTGTAGCTAATGGACTGAACGCATTGAAGCTAACTACTCAGTGGAGCTTTTGGTTAGTATACAACTTGGTACAGTTTGCTAAAGCATTGACTCAGGGCAATTTCGCCAACGTTGGTAAGTATGTCTTCTACACATTCAATGCAGTAGGCGCATTGTTTGTTTGGAAAGACGAGGAATAATAAATTTAGGTTCCGCCCTGTTGTGTAAGTCGCAACAGGGCTAAGGAACAAAAGGAAGATAGTTATGACTGTAATGTTAACATTCTTAGGAGTATCTGTATTATCGTTTGTAGGGCTGATTGGCTATCTAGTACATGAAGCTAAGAATCAAACGAACCGAGAGTAAGAGGTGTATTGATGTTTAAAATGGATAAAGAAAATAAATTTTCAGCGTACTGGGTATTGGACGCAATTAAAGACAACATGAAGCGTAGTGTATTGTTTGCGACATCTGTTGTATTACTTGCAATCTCATGCTTATTAGCAATCGCTACACTTAAGATTTTCAATATCTTTTCTGTATTTATGGTTGTATACACAGTTTTTGTTGTGTTTTATGCTTTCAATATGGTATCAGTGCTATCGGGTAATCAAGACTTACGAGAGTTCCATGCAGTACAAGATGATGTATACTTTATCGTTGGCTTTACAGATGAAGACGAGATTATGTTATCAGCTTTTGTATCGGGGGTTTGAGGCGAAAGTTTTGTTTATTATGAAAGAGAACGGTTGGCTTCATATTCACGACAAAACTATTGTTAAACTAGATATATACAACTCAAAGGACTTGCAAGAGAATGACGCAGAAGATTTTTATAATGAGCGTGAAAATCTTGTGGCTCATAATATTGTATATCATGCTTTGCTATCAAACGAATACGGCGAGCACATTAAAGAGCATGTTAAGTACTGTAATATAGTACCACCAAGCAAAGAAAACAACATTGAAGAATAAAATAATGGTTTTATGAATAAGGAGACCTGTATGGCTAAAAAGGTTTATATGAAAGAGTTTGTTAAGAATATTACTGATACAGTAACTAAGTCTTACAAACAGGATGAAACTAAAGATATTAAAAGTGCAAAAGAGTTAAGTGCTAAAGTTGTATATAGTGACGGAACATCAGAAGAGTTTGTATTTAATAACAGAAGTTTGTTAGATGATTTTGATACTATCTTAACTTTAAGAGATATGAGTAGCAGTCATAAAGAAGCGTCTGAAAAAGACATTAAAGGGTTTGCAAAAATGGCATATTACAAAGCGACTAATTCAGTGCCAGAGCGAATCAATTCTTACGAGATTATTGGCGAATATATTACTTTGCATGAAGATGAAATTAAGATGTGTTCAGAAGTTCTTTTGCCAACTAAAGAATACCAAAAAGTTTACTACAAAGACATCAAGGACTTAATTGAACAAGTAGAGAAATTATAGGTGGCAACAATGAGCGATAAAGAATTATATTTACACCAGTTTGTTATCAGGCATAAAGACCATGGAGATATGCTTAGAACTGAGGTTCGTCATGTATTTATCTCAGGTAAAGAGTTTTTGATTGATGAATTTAAGGAGTTTTGCAAATATAATCATAAGTATTGTTTTTGCAGATATTACCGCCAACTAAACGGACGACTAGATAGTAAAGTGAAACGTGACCTTATCGCTCACCTTGTAATGCACCCTGATTTTAACATTAGTAAAACCGATTCGTTAGCTAAACGTTATGTCGCAAACTCTGGTAAAGATACCGTAACTAGAAAGTGGTTATTTGATTTTGATAGTGACGACAAAGAGCTATTAGATAAGTTTGAAAAAGACTTGAAGCGATACTATACAGGAGATTATTCTGTATATGCAACGGTTAATGGATACCATATCGTTACTGAGCATGGGTTTAAGGACGTTGACGATTTGGTAGATGATTACAAAGAGTTCGTAGAGTTCAAAGGAACAGATGGGTTTGTCTTAGTAACAACTAGTCGCGAAGTACATAAGAAAGAAAGGTCTGAGCGTAAACATGGCAAGTATTAAAGAAATGATTGATACAATTAGTCATAAAGATAATATTATGAGAATTTCTCTTCATAACGGTGAGAAATTTGCTATTGACGCAGATAACAATATTCCGTATTGCAATTTACACATGATTGGATTGTTGCATAATGTAGAGTATCATGATGATTATGATATTACAGAAGCACTTCTTGAAGCTTCATATAGTGTTATCGAATCTAATTTGCTTGGCCTTAAGTTAGATGATGAAAACGAGATTCTAAATATTGTTCCTCAATATAAAGACGGGAAAATTGTTTACGCTGTATGGGTTCAAGGTAGAGAATATCTTTCATATATGACTATGAGTGAATTAGACCTTGAAGATATTCAGAAAGCCGTTAAAGAAGACGATGAAGAAGAACTAATTGGTTTCCGTTATCGTGACTGGGAAGTATCAGTAGTTAGCTTTGTAGACAAATTACACTTCAAATACAAAGTGTATTTTGAATCTAATGACGGACGAGTAATGCGTTCGTACTTTCAGACATTGGATAAAATGTCTATTTTAGAAAAGCTCAAAGAGCTAAATCAAGAGGTTTAAGAAATAAATGAACGACAGCATGGGAGTACCTTTGGAGCCAAAGGTAGCAAAAATAATTGGCCACGATTACCAAGGCGATGAAATTTATGAGTTCGATACTTATTATGTCATGCCTAATGGTGACATGATTCTTGACGGGTGCGAAAAAGAGTATATCAATGACGTAGCCCGCAAGATACATGGAGATTTTGGTGAAGAGGTTTAATTGTGGTAAAGAGTAAGTATTACACTTTTAACAAACTGTACTTTATGACCGCCAGTAAGTTCATTCACGACTATATTCGGATAGACGCTAATAGCGGGCAGATTATAGAAAGTACAGGAGAAGAACCATACAACTTAACATTCCAATTTAATAATGGTTCCATTCAGATACCAATGGTGGCAAGCAAACGAGTACTGGAGAATATCATTTACGATATTGGATATGTTAAGCGTAAAAAGATTGGGGTAGATGATACCTACAATCTGACTGTAGAAGACTTTAAGTATATCGTAAGTCAGGGCGTGAAGTATACAGAGGCAACAATCAATTCCTTGATACCCGCAGAGTTTGAAGACTGGGAAGGTAGCAAGCGAACTTTAACATTAGAGAAAGGCATGATTGTTTGGTGGTGCAACGTTGACAGCGAGAATTTCTATCATAACGTTAAAGAGCGTAAGCCACTGTATAAGTTGAGAGTTCGCTTTATCGCTAATGATTGCGAGTCAATCAGTCATGCTGATGATAAGAGCTATATCTGCACCGATGAAGTGGTTCAGAAATTCTTAGACGACATAAAGTCTTGGAAATAACATAAAATAATTTGAGAAAAGGGCTTGACAAAAAGCCCTTTTTGTGTTATTATAAGACTGTAAGTTAAATGAGAGGAAAGGAGATAGTTATGAGAACGTTTGATGAACTTAGACAATCTATGATTGGTCATAAGATTGTTAGCGCAGAGGGCGTTGGTTTATTTTTAGATGGTTTCAATATTGTATATGTTTTAGATTGGACACAGGGCAAACCTGATGGGTTCAATGACTGGTATAATATCAAATACGATACTGTAATTACAGATGTAACATTTGAAGAGATTCAAGAACAAACCTTGGATAATGGTGATAAACTGTTTTATGGAACAGTATTAGTTCATCACGAAAATGAACTGATTGCTCAAGCTAAATGCAGTATGTTAAGAACACAGGACGGAGAAGATTCAAAGTCTTATCTGTTACTGGATAAGCTGAAATATAAAGTGTTTCCTCAATTTACTAAATAGGAACCATGATGTATGCTAGCAAATGATAAAACAATGATTTTATGAACAGGAATGATAATGATGAAAGAAAAGCAAGCAGTAAAAGTTCCATCGTATGTAGCTAAGTTTCTTGACGATGTATATAATCATCGTTATGGAATTTTAGAGATTATGAATAGATTATTGGAAATTCATGAAGAGTATTTTAATGCGGAGGTTTATAATGAAACAGATTATCGTTATGTCAAAATAGCTTCATGGGTAGAAAATTTAAGGATAGCGATGATACACACAATAATTTGTTCTTGTTGCTTTCAGATATTCATAGAAATGGTTATGAGCCAGTTGAAGGAAAGAAAAAGTTTGTTGTTTATGATGTAGATAACGATTATTTTTTGGACAAAGACAGTGATTTTGTATCAATGATTGACGCTGTTCAATTCAAGACTAAAGAAGACGCTGTAAAGTTTATTATTGGAAATTATGAAATCTTGGAAATTTATGCAGATGAAGACTAAAGGGTTTAGAGGCATAGCAATCAAATCTCTATTACATCATATCGAAAATACTTGGTATCATCAAGCGATGATTGAAATTATGATGGAAGATAATGGTTTAAGTAGGGAGCGAGCCATAAAACATTATCTCAATGTATTATTAGTAATGCAACAAAATGCACAGGAGTTGTTTTATAAGTATGAAAACTAGTAGATTAAAATTACCTAAAAGTGTTTACGAATACTTTTTACAAATCAGGGGCAGTAGATTGTTTACTGAGTGTGTACTAAATATCGTTAAAAACCCATCTAAGTTTGTCGGGCATGAAGTTGGTACAGAAGTAATTTCGTGGTATAACAAACAGGAAAACCCTATTCATTCTTTATACTTAATACAAGAGTACGGAATGGAGCTTGAAGATGAAAACTAAAGGCTTTAGACCTCACAAAACCATCACTGAACGATTGAAACTCATGAAGAATGATAGCTTTCATCAGTCAATGATAGACTTTTATATGAGCGAGTCGGATATGACTCTGGAAGAAGCGACTTTGTTACAGTTACAAATGAGTTTAGCAGTAGATTGGGCAGTTCAAGAAGTCGTAAAGAAATATGGTGTCGCAGAAAGTAAAGGTTGAAAATGAATAACAACTTAGAGTCATTAAAACCAACAGTGCCAGCGTATGTTGCTGATTGGTTTGAAATAGTCAAAGTATATAGTTTAAGTGATATATACAACACAATATGTGATGATATGGGTTCATCATTACGTTCTTCTGCATATAATATTTCTCAATATAATATGTCGCTTATTTTACATTGGGTTGATAATCTAGAAGAAGATTTGATGGTTACATTAGTTAACATGAAACAGTTTGGATATAATGTAGAGGATAGAGATAAGAAGTTTATTATCTACGATTATTATGAAGATATGTATATTGAACCAAATGACGACATTTCTGATAATATACATTCTGCACAAGTGTTTGATAGTAAGAAAGATATTGAAAAATATCTGCGTGACAGATATCGAGCAGTAGAGATTTATGTTAAGTAGGAGTTAATAATGACAAATTCAAGTTATAGATTTTGGTTAGAAGACAAACAATACATGGTTTATAGCGATAGCTTCACTGTTTCTTTTGTTGATATGGACACCATGGAATCTAGATATATAGGTAAAGGTACAAACTATATCTCAAAAAGCGGTATTAAAACAGAATATACTGGATTTAATGACGTTAACGGTAAACCAATTTATTTTGGAGATATTGTTTCTAAAACAGATGGTTGGTCAGAAGATATTTATTTAGTTTCGTCATTTGGTGGAGAAGCCTTTTTGAACCGTCTTTACGATGGGGCATGGCCTCTAGATAAATTTGTTGAATGTTATGTGGTAGGAAATAAGTATGAAGACAGATTGTTGTTTGAAAAGTACCTTAACATGACAGCAGAGAAATTAAAAGGCGTAACAAACAAAGACCAAGTAGAAGAGTATAGCTTAGCAGTAGAACCTACTACTTATACTAGACAGCGTGGAAATACATATTTTAGACAAGATGATTCAGGAGACAATGCCACCTTATCTTTGGTGTTCAAAAATAATAATAGATATAAAATTGGTAAAGTTAATTATGATGTGGCAGAAGAGTCCGCAGACATGATGGAAAAGATTTTGCTATTAGAAGAAGGCAAGGAAAACATTTCAGAATATGGGTTAGCTAACATCTTATACCAAATCTGTAACGGTTATTATAACCTTATCGAGAAACATATCAAGGAAGAGTATAAAGACTACATCATTGTAACTGATAACCCTTGCTATACCATGATGTTTGATGATAAAGATAACAATACTATCTTGAAAGTTGAATTTACGCCTTACTTTGGAGAGGTATTCAAACGATACAAAGATGGCTTAGCTATTATGAAGTGTAATATTGTTAGGTTTGATGAAAGTTACGACAAAACAATTTACCTAGACAATAAAGGTATTGCAGAAGCTATTGAAACTATCAATTCAATCTTAGACGCATACAAAGAGAAAGGTGGAAACGTATGAGTGGTTTAGCAAGTTTGCTATCCAAGGTTCATGTTAATAAGGAATATCGTCATGTTAAAACAGGTAATCGGTATATCGTGGTCGGTGTGGCTTATGAAGAAGCTACACTGACACCTCTAGTGGTATATCGTGAGTTGGGAAACGCTTATCCAATGTATTGGACAAGACCAGCTACGGAGTTTTTAGATGGACGATTTGAGTATGTAGGTGAGTAGAATGGAATATTTATTTTTCGCTTTACTTTTTGGTTTAATAATTGGGCTTGCTTGGAAAACATTATTGAATGAAACTAAAATTTCATTATCAGACATTTCTAACAATGCTATTATTGACGAGAATAAAGCACAAGATATAGTATCTGTAATGTATGGGGCTAGTCAGTCTGGCAGAAAGAGCGCTAAGTTCACAATATCGTATCCTAGCCAAGACGCTTACATAGCAAATATCACATACATTAAAAGGAAGATTAAATCTATTTTTTCAGACGACATCAAGGTTGATGTAGAGGCATTGGAATACAAAGGAATTGTAGAAGTTACCATTACTACATCTTGGGAGTAGATGATTAGAATGTCGATTGCAGATTTTCTTATCCCTTTCTATATAGGGTTAATGGTTGGAGCTTTGATTGTCATTCTTAGAAATGGAGAAGATTAAATGTTAGAATTGATATTTCTTTTTGCTATGATGGCAATATTTGTTGTAGCTATGGTTGCATGTATTAGTTATGGGCATTACTGGGAATAGTAGGTGTTGAATATGTGGTTATATGGTTTGTTTATATCGCTAGTTTTTATAGTCTTTATCATGCAGTTCGTGTTGGTTTATGAAGATGATGGTTTACAAAAAGTATGGGTTTATAGACTATTTAAGTTCTTTCAGTATGGTTTTAGACAAGATTTGAATAAGGTGTATGACGGTAAAGCGAAGGAACAATATGAGTCAGAAGTTAACAGAATTGTTGAAACTATTGTTCGATGTGCTCAGGGTGGCCAAAAGAATTGTACTGTAGGTTTACTATCAGACTTTAACGATACAGACACTAGAATTATATTTGATATGCTAACAAAAGCCATTGAGAAAAAGTTTAGTAATGATTTTGAAGTACAGTCTTACTATGGTAGTACTAACTATATCAAAATTAGATGGTGGTAATAGCAATGATTATGATGGATATTCTTTCGTTCTTATGGAACCTTGTTAGTATTTTGTTTCTATCTATTGTAGCTATCATGTTAACAGCAGTACTGGTAGTTACGGTCATGGGTACACTTACGACAGTATGTCAATGGGTTGTAAATAAGTTATGGAGACAAGAAGATGGAAGTATTGATTAGTTTACCTTGAAGTTTGAACCGCTAACAAAATACACTTATGTAATTATATACTATTAAGGTTATTACTTAAATTTATTCTATAATATATATAATATTCTTAAGAATAAGAAAGGAGAATATTTATACGAGCAAAAACATCTAGTTATGTAGTTTCAGTAAAGTTAAAATTACCCAAATCTGTTGAACAGCATTTGGAAAAGAGTTTTCGTATAGCTATCAGCGCTTACAACGAAGCTCTAAGTTTTGGTTTAAGAAAATTTGAAGCTCTAAAAGAAAACCTACAGTATCAAAAGCTATTAGAGCTTCGTAGAAACAATGGCCGTCAAGTAAAGGAATATGATAAAAAGCTTTTTGAATTACGAAAGATGTATGGACTGACAGAATTTGGGTTGTCAGCACGTTTAAGTCAGCAACGAAAGAAATCTAACTCTTCTTATCGAAAATTAAATTCTGGAGAATTACAAGTTATTGCTGAACAAGCATATAAAACATTAGAGAAGGTTATTTTTTATCAAATAAAATCGTCAAGTATACGATTTCGTAGTAAATATGATTTGAATGTGAGTTATCGTAATAAAGTTAACACAACAGGAACTCGTATTATGCCATCAGATAGAAAAGGTTATGCGTATAGACTTTATATTCATAAATACAGAACCTTTATTGATATACCAATTAAGGCATTTAATAACCATCAACAAATGAGTCTTTTGAAAAGTGAAAGAATTAAATACGTACAAATTATTAGAAAAACAATTAGAGGAAAGTACGTTTATATCCTACAGATTGTTTGCCAAGGTACTCCATTGGCTAAAGTTAAAAAGGGTAAAGATATATTAGGAATAGACCCTGGCATTTCGACAGTGGCTTATGTATCTAAAAAAGATGTTGCTTTAGTTGATTTTGTACCAAAAGATATTAATCGCAAAGAAAAACTAATTATATACTTGGACAGAGCTATCGAACGTAGCAAACGGGTAAATAATCCAGAATGTTACAATATTAATGGTACTATCAAAAAAGGTGCTAAATTCAAACGTCAGTCCAATAGGCAAATGAGATTACTAATTAGGCGCCTTAAAGCTTATCGCTCGTTATCTGAGGAGCGTAAAAAATTACAGGGTCAACTCATAAATTACTTAGTATCTCAAGCTTCTATGATAAAAATAGAAGACTTAAATGTACAAGGATTACAGAGACGTAGCCGAGAAATTCGCATTAATCCAAAAACAAATCGACCATTTAGTAAAAAGAGGTTTGGTAAATCTGTTTTTAGAGCTGCGCCAAGCGCATTTAGACAAGCTCTTCAAACAAGAGCTAATCAATTAGGGGTTGATATTGAAATTATATCACCAAAAGGCTTAAAACCAAGTCAATATAACCACTTAACTCAAACATTTAAGAAAAAGACACTATCAACAAGATTGTATGACTTATCAGATGAATGGACTGGCGTACAACGAGACCTATATTCAGCCTTTCTCATCAGACATATTAATAACGGTATATATCAACAAGAACAACTTACTCAGGATTTTCCTGATTTTTATAGAAAAATGAAGATGTTTATGCAACAACCAAGAAAAACTAATCGATTAGATTGGTATTTAAGATAAGAAACTGTCAAGGAAAAGACGATAAATCCCGAGGGACTGACGCTCCTTCGTTATAGCACAAGAAAAAAGATAGTAACCACTAGGGAAACTATCTTCTTGTGAAACTTCTAAAGCTCAGACATATACCGAGATTGGGTTTTTACCCAAAGCAGGTCATTGTCGATAAGACAGTCGTTTTTACTGCGATTAGATAAAGGCGAGAACTGAGCGCATTTACCAACGTGTAAATGAGAATCTTGGGCTTTAGTCCCGAGAAGACGTCAAGATATAGTATATTCAACAATTAAATCTATTAATAAAAGGAAAGAGGTATTCTATTTTATGCGAAATACTCGTGTGAATGTCGGAGCTGTAGTGGGCTCAGTTGTTGGTTTGTTCTTAGTAATCGGATTGATTTTACTTCCGTTTTCGATTGCTAACGTGCCCGCAAACCATGTAGGCGTTGTCTATAATGGCTTTGGCGGTGGCGTTCAGGAGAAGACGTTAGCTAATGGTTTTTACTTTAAGAAGCCATTCTTTGACAAGATTTACAAGATTCCAACTGATGTTCAAACTGTCAACTTAGATAAAGTTACAACACAAACACATGACGGTCAGTATATTGATACGTCTGTCGATGTGAAGTATCAAATTCTTGGTGACGACGCTTTGACTGTATTCAAACAGTTTCGTGAAGTAGACCGAGTTAATAAAGAACTTGTCAAACCAGTCGTACAACGTGCAGTAGAACAAGTGACAGTTGACTATGATGTGTTCGACATCTTAGGGCCTAAACGTAATGAAGTCTACAAACAAATCAACGATAATGTTCGTAATGAATTACAAAAGTTTGGTTTAACATTTAAGTCATTGACAATTCTTGACTCTGACGCTAAAGACGAAATCGAATTAGCAATTCAAAACGAAGCTGTTGCTCAGAAAGCTATTGATGTAGCAAAACAAGAGCAAGAGAAGATTAAAGTTGAGAACGAAACTAAGTTGTTGCAAGCTAAAACTGACGCAGAGAAGAAAGCTATCGAAGCTCAGGCAGAAGCTGACGCAAACAAGGTGATTTCATCTAGCGTAACGAATGAAATGAACCAGTACATCGAAGCTCAAGCACGTTTGAAACATGGTTGGGTTGAAGTACAAACGCAACAAGCGATTGTAGATACAAAATAAATTTGATTGAAGAGTAAAAACTTTAAGAAAGTACTTGACAAAACCACCTTTTTATGCTATACTAAGTGTATAGTAAACGAAAGGTGGTTTTTTGATTATGAAATCAAAGATTTCTATGAAGAAATATATGAACGAGTTAAACAAGATGACTGGTAACGAAATGCTTAAAGAGTACTTGACTAAAGTAATGCCTGTATATATGGCAATAAGTTATTCTAATGTATATTCTATTAGTTTTGAAGAGATAAGAGCAATAGGGCTGAAAGACTTAGGAGTTTTTGATATTCTTGAGTTAGTCGAAAATATTCTGTCAGAAAATTTTGATGATACATTTAAGATTGAGTACGAAAATTACTGGTGGCAAGCAAACGGTGAATTTGTTGACATTACCCTTGTTAAGTAAATGAAAGAGGTATTTATTTTATGGAAATGTTTGGAGCGCCTAGTAAATCTATGTTTTCTATAAAGCGACATTCGTTAAATGAAGATATTAAAGAGTTTAATAATCAGTCAGTAATTGACAGGTTAGCAGATTACCTATATAGAGACATGGTTATTTATTTCTTTAGAAACGATGAAGAATCAGAGTATTGGATTAGTGTAAGCGAACTTACCATAATTGGCTTAACTGACTTACACCCTGATGATATTGTCGAAGATGTTAAGTTTGCTTTGTCAAGATACTTTACCGATGATTTTGGGGTTGAATACAAAAAGTATGGTGACGATAGAGCGAAACAATTTGTTGCGATTTCTTTTAATCGAGGCTTAGACCGATAGAGGTGTATCAATGTTAGATATGTTAAAGAAACTATTCTTAACCGATAGTTCAGAGTCAACTAGTAAACGAGATTTATTGCAAGAGTCTCAGGATAACAATAGCTTTAATGATATATTGTATAAGGTCAATAAAGATATTCAAAGATATGTTGCAGATGGTGAAAATTATTCAATTACTAATTTTAATACGTCAAAAGACCATATACCCTATATTAAATCTCGTTATTACGAAGAGATTAAGAAATATTTAGAAAAAGAACTTGCTAATATATACAAAGGCAGTTTTAGTATAAAGGTTTTTCAAGCCATCTTGATAGTGACTTCTTAGTTACTATTGACTGGAAGAAAAAACAACAAAAGAAAGGGTTGCTTTAATATGATTGAGTTACTTTTGATTAAGGAGAATGTGTTGTGTTCAAATGGTTAAAGAAATTAAATAGTTGGTTTACTTTAGATGTAGAAGAAGATTCACAGGATAAACCTAACTTATTAGCTCAAACAAAAGATAATAGAGAATCTTTGAAAGAGCAGTGTAAGGAAAGTGTAGAGTCAGCTTCTGAAAAGATATTTGGGGCAGTTCATCAAGACATTTTGAGAGCTGTCAAAAGGGGAGATTCAAGCCATCTTACATTTATCCGTAACTTTGATACGCTTATAGGCGGTATAGAGTTAAACAACATTGAGGTTGAGGTATTAGAAGAGTTTATCTTAAATAAGCTAAAAGAACGTTATACTGATTATTTTTATGTGAGTGTTCATGTAGGCTCAAACAAGTTCCCTAAATCGTTAAGCGTGTATGTATCATGGGAACGATAAAAGAAACATTTTATACAAGGGGGTAGACGATAATGAAGTTTAGAGACGTAATTCAAAAAGTAATTGTTCACGACATTGTTTCCCGTACACTACAAATGGAAAAACAGCCTTACTGTTACGATGTTGGCCATCAGTCTTCCCAATATCAAATACATATTTTTTGTAAAAACCAATATAAATATATTTATGATATTAAACAGGCGAGTAGGGCAGATTTCTTTGTTAGTACTATTTTGGAACTTGCGTATAATTGCGAGCGTGAATTTCAGTCGTTTGAAGAGGTTTTGAAATTGCTAGATAGAATTATGGGTTGTTTATGGGATAGGTATAGCTATAGTCAAATGATTGAGTCCACTTATAATGTAATTAAAACATTTACTGGGTTAGATTTAGATTTGGGTAAAATTAGTTTACAAAGCCCTTGACATTTACATGAATTTATGATATGCTATATATATACTAAATGAAAGAGGCGTTGAAAATGAGTACAAAACATAGTTTGAATCATTTAGCACAGGTATACAATCATACAGAAAGCAATAAATTATCACTCATGTTATACCATAAAGTATTATCATCACTACTTACTGGTAAAAGAGTAGGCAATGGAGTACGGTACTCATGTTATATTTTAAAGAATGAGTTGTTGTTAGTTGACCCAGAATTTGACAAGGTTAACAATTTTGTCCAAGAGAAACAATACAAGCTCAAGATTAAAAAGTTATTAGGTGAAATGTTTGAAGAAGAATTTGTTGTCAGCTTGCGTGGTTATTATTTTTATGATAAATTCATAGCAGACGGTATTGCAATTGGTTATACAGATAAAGATTAGCAAAGAGTAGATTTATCAGAGGTAAAATTATGAAATTTAGAGAAGCAATTTATAAAGTGTATATTGAAACTATCAGTACTGACACGATTCGTTTTTTGGATATGCCTATTTATCACAAAAGCAGTGTACCAATTTATGTGGTAGAAATTTATTGCCAAGATGATTCAAAATTCGTTCGTACTATTCAAAAAATTGATGAATTGAATTTCTTCCTTGATACAATTATAAAACTTGTATATCGTTGCGAGCATGATTTTGAAGACATGGTTGAGGTATTCGATTTAATGTCGAAAATCCATAATCTTTTATGGTGGGACGTAGGGTATATGGTTAAATCTATCAATGACCTTGTAAAAGAGATTACTGGGTTAGATTTAGAAAGTATTTAATAAAAACACTTGACACTTCCTTGATTTTATGGTATAGTAATATCATGAATGAAAGGAAGTGTCAAACATGAAAGAAACAATGAGGTTCAAACCGTCAACCAAAATCAAGCTAGACAACGTTGGCGATTACTACAAAGACCTTAACCGAGGCGTTGGTATTATCAAGCCGAAGAAAGGTAAAGGCTCTTTCAAGCGCAAGGATAAACATGGAAAGGTTGAGTGGTAGTATGGGTGAATTAGATAAGACTCAATCTTTAATAGTAAGGTTAGGGTCTGGAAACTCTAAGTTTATTGTGGAACTTGAAAATGGGTTTATAGAGTTTGAAAGAGAGTACGATAAAGAATCTGTCGAGCTTAAAGTTAAAGAAATGGTGGATAGAATATCTGCTACTCTTGTACCAACAAGATGGTTTGTTCTGAATGACGATGGTAAATGGGAAGAATGTAATTCTAGTGACGAGGTGTATAGCTATTATGAATCTAAGAGAATTAACAAATAAAGCACGTCAAGCAGACGGAAGACAACCGATTGATGAACAACCAGTTAAAACCAGTATTGACCATTTACCTATCAATATAATGGTTGAAGAAATTAAAGATAAAGCATTGCGAAACACTAAAGATGGATTAAATAAAGTTTATAGTGAATTTGTTTCTATCAGCTATAACGATGTGTCAGATAGACAAGAGTATGAGTTATTAAAAGTCTTATATGAGAAACTAGGAGAGACATTTAACGATACATTAAGTTTAAGTATTGCTTGGAAATATGATAGTGAAACAGATTATATATTTATGGTTATTAATATGGAGTGGTAGGTTTCGATATGAGTAAAGACAAAAATAAAACTTTGTATCTAATTGCTGACCCAGAAATTGCAAACGCAGATTATTCTAAAATAATGGAAAATGGTTTTCGTAACCACGAGGAACTCATTATGCTTTTAAAGAACAACGGTTATATAAACATGACAGAAGTATATGAGTTCTTAACGGGAGAAGACGATTATGTTTTCACTAAGACCGAAAAAGATTTACGTGTAATAATTAAAGAAACACCAGAGGTGGATTGCTATGATTAAATACTTTGCAAGAGAAAAATCTACTGGCAAACTGGTTGAAGCACGAGGTCAAGATATATTATTTGCGGGAATGTTTTATGATACACTACTTTGTCAATATGTAGGTAGTGAAGATGGCCCTTATTTTAATGTATTGCACACTGACTTTGAAGAGTACTATGATATTCTTGAAGCAATTCTTGTGGAATAAAAGAGGTTAGAATGAAAAAGATTTATGTTTTAGAATTTCGAGACCATGACCATCTATGGGGTTCATGTCGAATCAATCAGTTTTATGCTTTTAGCAAGAAACAGGACGCACATAAGTATCTAATCAGTCTAGGGTATGAACAAAGCTCTTATCTTGAGAAAGACCAATATGTTTTGCGTGACGGAATCAATAGGTTTGGTTTGTTTCGTGTTGAGTATGCTTATATCAGAGGACTGGAGTTAGACAGTGATGAATTATCAGGATTATAGAAAGCTAATCAAATTACCAGTAGACCCTCAACAAGTTATGGTTGATGGGTTTGCTGAACGGTTGGCTAGGTTTGCAGAAAGATTTGTCGAATTATACATTGAAGCTCTTTATAATGGTAACAGATGTATTTCTTTAAGGGAAGAATTTGACATACTGCTACCTATGAAAGAATGTCACAAAATCTTTTTTATGCACTATTCTAAATATATAGATAGTCGTCAACAAGAGATTACAATGAGCTTTGAATACAACGCTATCAAAGTAGAAGCTAGAACCAAACCAGTTAAAGTAGAAGAAGAGCATTTTACGTTTCATTGGAACCCAGACGCATAGATAAAATGAAAGTATTATCGCATTTTGCTAAGATAAAAACTCTTGACAAAATGCGATAATTATGATATAGTACTATTATAGGAGCTGATGATATGGATTGCAAACATAGGCCATCATTCGATATGAGCGAACTTGCGAAAGCAACAGACCTAATTAACCAACTTATTTATAATCGTTCTAAAGAGCTTAACCTACATAGTGCTTGGGACGAAATCAATGACGCATATATTCCAGTCTTGCAGAAGATGAAACATATTGTGTTTTTATATTACGGAGAGAACAAAGAGTGTTCTACAACCAAGGGGACGTAGTTATCGTTGACTTTGGGCAAAATGTAGGAGCTGAAAAGAATGGTGTTAGACCCGCAGTTGTCATGTTAGATAACGTCTTTAGCCCCAACATTATAGTGGTTCCAATTACATCACTGAACAACAAGATGAAGAGTGGAAGATACAAGTTAAATGACACTCAAGTGTTTATTAGTAACTATTACTATTTACACTCATTTCTAAAGAACAGTTCAGTGGCCCAAATGGAAGATATTAGGTCTGTTAGTCGAGAAAGAGTTGATAGAAAGATTGGAGAGGTTAGCCATGAAATTCTGTCGCTCATGCAAAGTAAAATCAAAAAGATGTTCATAGGAGAGTAAAATGCAACGTACAGTATTTATCAAGGACAGTTACGAGCACTTAAAGTTAGCTGACTTTATCGCAACACAACTTGAGTTAGCAAAGTATAAAGACCAACATGGAGAAATCACAGAGAGCATGGCAGATGTTTATGCTGACGTATCTCAGATTGAAGAATATCCAATCTTAGCAACGTTCTCTGATGGACGTATCGTTGAGTTCAAAGAGATTGAATTGGAAGATTTCTATAACACATTTGTAGAATCAGCAGATGATTTCATCGCTTCATTCGGTGAGCTAGATGTTAATTCTGATATGACCAACGCTCATGTGTTCTTGGAAAATAAACGATTACAGTTTATGAAAGATAACGGAATTAGCGTTAAGGATATTAGTGATGGATACCATACATTCGATGAATTATATTATCATCGTGCGGTACTGTTCTCGTTAGTATGTAAGGCAAACAAAGAACACGCTTGGAAGTCACGCTTACATAGCGACGGTACAATGTGGGACGGATTATTTATTGTTGGTATCACAACCCCAGAGGGTAATTATACATATCACTATCACGATGAACGTTGGGATATGTTTGATGTTAAAGAGCTTGAAAAGGCCCCAGAGTATGACGGTCACTTACCAAGCGATATTGGGCGGTTGTTTAGTTTATATAAATAGAAAGAGGTATGCTTTATGAAACTGGTTGACTTAAATGAGCTAGATATGCTGTATAAAAACTTGTATGTTGGTGTTAACGAACTATTTAGCAAGTTAGATTACAAAGAGCACAAGGAAACAAAGTACTTTAAGTTGGTAGAGTATGTAGATTGCTACCGTTCTGGGGCTGTTTCAGACAGAGACCAACCTTATCTTGTGGCTTATAGCGATAACATTCCAGTTTATAAAGACAAGTCAGTTGAAATCTCAAAAGAAGAGTACCTTAAGTTCAAAGGCAAAAAATTCTCTAAAGAAGTTTCTGTAATGAATACTTATGCCCAAGAGTATGATGTGATTAAAAAATACAAAAAGACTCAATGGAAACAAAACAAGTTAGAAAAACTCTTTGAAAGCTACATTCATGATATTTCATATATCGTAAATCTCATTGAGGGTTCAAAGTTATCTTACTTCCTTGATAAAGAGTATGTTGGTAGCTACAAAGATAACATGACTAAAGCATTACATACATTCATTCAGAACTGTTGGAAAGAAAACGGATATGTTTAATAGGAGAGATTATTTGAAACGATTATTAGGTTTATTATTAGTTGTATTTACACTAGCTTTTCCGTCAGTAAAAGCAGAAGCTAAAGAGTACCGATTACCAAAATGGCAATATGATATTGTGGTTGCGGTAGTTCAGCAAGAGGGCGGGGACAATTATGAATCTGCACTATGGGTAGCTTCTACGATTGTTAACCGTGCTGAAAACCCTAAATTTAACGCCAATACAATTTACGAAACAGTAATTGCAGAGGGTCAATTTGAAGCATACGGTGCGAGACATTATCAGAAGTATCTAGGTAACACCTCTAAAACTGTAAAGAAAGCAGTAAGCGATGTATTAAAGAATGGCCCAGTTCACAACTTTCATTATTTCTGGGGAGCTGAATACGCCAATATGATGGGCCGCAATGGTGTTAACGTAGGCGGTAACGTATACTTTAACAATTACTAAGGTGTGATATTATGGGTATCATTATTTCTGAGGTCTTAGACTTAGACAATTTAGAATTTACCGAAGAAGAACTTAAAACAGGCGCTGAGCTTTTGTTTGGTCTAGAAGAACAGGAAGAGGAATAAATATGAGAGACGTACTTAAAGTTGTTGAGTTGTTTGCGGGTATCGGAACGCAACGTATGGCTCTTAAAGTACTTGATATTAAACATAAAGTGGTTGCGATGTCAGAGATTGACAAGTATGCAATTCAGTCTTATAATTTAATTCATGGAGAGACACCAAATTTAGGTGACGTTTCCAAGATTGTTCCGTCAGAAGTTCCTGATTGCGACTTGTTAACTTATAGCTTTCCTTGCACTAGCTGTTCCATTTCTGGCAATCAAGATGGTTTGCAAGAGGGTTCAGGAACAGCTTCTAGTTTGTTGTGGTATTGTAAAGGTATCATTGAAGCTAAGAAACCAAAGTATTTGTTAATGGAGAATGTCAAGAACTTACTTGGTAAGAATCATTACAAATACTTCCAAGAGTGGTGTGATGTATTAAGTGATTTAGGCTATACTAATTACTATAAAGTTCTCAATGCTAAACATTACGGTGTTCCTCAAAACAGAGAACGTGTATTTATGGTTTCTATTTTAGGCGAGCATAAACCATATCAATTCCCAGACCTTGAAGATGTAAGTACTTGTATTGAGGATATTTTAGAATCAAATCCTGATAAGAAGTATTATCTTGCAGAAGATAATAAGAAAAAGTTTATCGATAACATTAAAGAGTCTGGCTTAGAAACCGCATTAGAGAAAATCAATAGTGCCGAAAAGTCAACTCAAACAGTGAACATTGGCAATATGTATAACAATAAGTATGATTCTCAAGCGGGTCGTATCTATGGACGAAATGGTGTGTCACCTACATTATCAACAATGAACGGTGGTAATCGTCAACCAAAGATTATTGAGGGTAAGTTTGACCCTGACAATATCAATAATTTTGAATTGCGCAAACTTACACCTTTAGAATGTTGGCGGTTAATGGGTGTAAATGATTTTGATTATGCAAAGGTTAGCGATGCAATGAGTGACACTCAGTTATACAAGCAAGCGGGTAATGCTATTGTGGTTGATGTACTGGTTGAGATTTTCAAGAATCTGTTTAAGGAGTAACGGTAATGGGAAAATATGTTTACGCAAGTTGTGTGGGCAATATTTATTTATTAGATGAGCCAGAAGATTTTGGGCCATGCGAAATGTGTGGAGACTACGATGAATATATTGGTTATGGTGAAACACGAGAAGAGATTGCAGAGCTTTTGTATCGAGACAACTATACGTCAGGAGCCATTTATGAAGTTACTGGAATGGTTCCAGACTTTAAGTTGCGTAAGCCAACCGAGAAAGAACTAAGAGAGCTTCACAAAGACGGATATCGTTATTACGGACAGCTTGATTAAGCTCTAAAATTCTTCTAAATACCTATTGACAAATCTTATTTATCGTGCTATAATAGGTACATAAATAAGATTTGTTTTATAGAAAGGAAAATAGCCATGAAAGAGATTGAATTAAAGTTAAACTTACCAAGCGAGAAAGAGTTTGAGAAACTAAAAGAGGTTGTTTTTGAACTAGATATTCCAGACGGATATATGGTTAACAATCAGCAAATGTTTCCACAAAACCCTCAGATTCAATATGATGTAGATGGTAACAAACTCAAGGTGACTTATCATCGTAATCGTCATTACGCAACTATTGATGGTGTAGTATTTACATTTACTGGTAACGCAGTACCTGTTCAAAAACGATTGCAACAAGAGTTGTCTTACAATGAACAGTTTGAGTCTTCGGTCTTAACCACCTTACTAAAACGTGTTTATCAATGGTATAAAGATAAGCAAGTAGACCTGAACCCAATTTATCAACGTGATTTAGTTTGGACTCAGGAGCAGAAAGAACATTACTTAATCAACTTGTTTGAGAGTCGTGCAAGTATTGAACCAACTATTGTTCAATACTATGAAACCGATACAAACAACGAGATTTACGAAGTGTTAGACGGAAAGCAACGATTAAGCACATTGTTTGATTTCATTGACAATAAGATTTTAGTTAATGGCCTGTATTTCAAAGATTTACATGACGCTGACCAAAAGTTCTTAATGAACCATAATGTTAAGTACAGACGTATCATTAGCGAAAAAGACTCTGGAGACTTAGACATTAAGACTAAGTTACAGTTGTTCTATGAGATTAACTTGTACGGAACCAAGATGTCTGATGAAGACTTAGAACGGGTAGAATCGTTGCTAAAAGACACTAAATAAAATTAGCAAATCTCTAAAATAATTTACGAAAGGGTATTGACAAGATACCCTTTTTGTGTTATAATGGGTTCATAAGTTAAGGAAACGGAGAGATTTGAAATGGAGCAACCAACATGGAAACAAGTCATGGATATTATGAAAGAGTTGCAAGTTAAATATCAGTTACCGATTTTTGCCGCAACATATCAAGGCTCATGTAGCTGTTGTGCAAAACCTAAGCATTTTAACAAAGAGAGTTACTTAACGCCAGAGGTTAAAGATTTGTCATGGGACGAGATTAATAGCTATATCATTTTCAAAAACTCATACAACGGTAGTGGAGAGGCTTGCTTAAATGATTTGTTTGGTGTAGTACAACACTACAAACATAAAAGAGAGGTTGCTCAGTATATTGAGTATGAGTTAAGCGAACGATTTACTAAAGCAGATTTAAATGAGTGCTTGACAGAGCTCGTAAATCGTATCAACGAGTTAAGCGATACGAAGTATTCTCTAAAATTGCCAGAGAACGAACATTGTTGTGCAATGATTGCATTAGATTGTTGATTGTAAGGAGAATAAATCATGGCAACGATTTATAAAGTTGAAAGTAAAGCATATCTACAAGAGCTAATTCAGTATCTGTATGGTGATGGATATGATTGGTTTGATGGAGTCTCTCTATTAAATCAAGAAAGAATTGATTCTGTATGGAGTAGACATAAAGCTGAGTTAGGTATCTATATCAGCGATAATGGTGATGTATACGATGGCACGTTTGATGGTATGGTACAAAACAGCAATAAGAATGATACAATCATTAAAGTATTACAAGAAGTTCACGATAAAGTAATTGAAGAAGACTTTCATTCTACCGTTCAGGAATTAGAGAGTCTCACCAGAATGGTTCCAGATTTATGGTATTCAGATTTGAGTTTAGATGATTGGTATGAACACTTAGAAGAAATGCGAGACTGTTCATTTCATCTAACAGAGCTACTCGATGATAACTGTATGCGATTAGCTGGCCTGTTATCTAAAGGTAAATATAATTCATAAAAACTATTGACAATTACCCGAACTTATGATATAATATGTTTATAAGGTAAAGAGAGGTTATTATGTTAAAATCAGTCACAATAACAAAATGTACTAAATGGTTTGTATCACCCGATAGACACTCAAAACTAAAAGATAGTGATTTTGTTTATGTAGTATCAGTTATTTTCGAGAATGAAGAAGATAGTTTGTGTTATCATTTCGACAGCGAGAATGACGCTACATTGTTTGCTAACGAGGATACAGAGATTTTCACCAAACTATCTAATGTTGATATGTTAAGCATTAAACGTATAATGAAAGAGATTTACGAATTATCAGTCTGTAGTAGAAAGGGCAAATAACGATGAATCTAAAATCAGTTACAAAGCGTAAATATAAAGATACAAGGTTATTTGATATTAGATATGGTAAGCCACGCAAATTCCCATGTGAGTACAAGGTATCTATTCAGTACAAGGGAATGATTCAGATTTCGTATCATTTTAGTAGTGATAAGTACGCTACAATTTTTGCAGAAAGAGTAATTAATACGTTTATTGATTATCCAGATATGAGAGGAATGGACGCGCACGACGTTATTAGCGATTTGTATGCTGAGGTTAGTGCTGAGCAGAAAGGGTATCGGTAATGAAAAGACAAGACGTCATGAGATTTTATGAAAAGGTAGATGACTGGTTAGACGCACATAGTTTTAGCTATTCAGTAATAACAAAATATGTAGATAGTGAACTATCCATCTTTACTTTTAGAATTAAAGAAATTCCTTTAATTACTTTTAGCATTTGGTACACTTGTTTCCCTAGAGAAAACGGTCAATCTACCACAACACCACAGCCATTTTTATTTGCAGACTTTGATTATAGTGATAGATTATTCAGTCCGTCACACGCTATTTATAGTCCGTTATACGAGAAATGGCATAAAGAACAAAGGTTTGTCACAGAACAAGACACTATTGATTGGTTATCTGACTTGATGATGATTGTTATTAAGCCATGGATTATTAACGAACAAGAAGATGTGAGTCAAGAATATTTATATAATCTTGGTAAGTTAGCCTTGACAGAAAATTATAAAGAGTGGGAACGTTCAAGGATTCAAATGTCAGTTTTTAACAATGGAGAGTTTTATGAACACTAAAATTTCAAAGGTGATTTCAGAGACGGTGTTTGACTCGTCTGTAAGGGAACATCGAAACCAGTTGACCGTCTTCTTTGATGATGGCGAGAGTGTAAAATACGACTTTTATAATACTTATTATCTTCAAGACGCACTACGTAACATTGATTATATCAATCGTTTTAGGGGCGAGTTCGTTTTTGACTGTAAAGAAAAGGTTTCTTTCTTACACTTGTTCTACACAGCCTATATTCAAGCATACCTTAGGTTTGTGAAAAATAAACTCCCCAATATTCGTGAACGGTTATCTTATGGTTGTATTGATACTTCAAAAAAGATTGACGCTTTCCCGTCTGAAATGAGAGGTCATATAGGTTTTGGATTTGGGTACAGCGCTATAGGATATAAAGATGGGCATAGATATAGTGAATATGGGACTGTTGGTTGTCTAGACTACTTATATAACAAAGTAGAAGATATAGAGGAAGAAATCATTTATAATTTTGAAAGAACATTCAATAAGTTGTTAGATGAAGTTGAGAAAGGAACCGAAAATCATGACAACATTTAGTCAAGATATGTTTGATAAAACCGTAAAAGTCTTACAAGAAAAACTTGGCAAAGACGAAAGTAAAGAGGTAAAATGGGCGTTAAATTATATTAGCTCACTTAATCCTGAGTTACCGCAGTTCGTTATCGACTGGATAAACAGGAGAGGTCCTAGTTGCGCATACGATACACTTATCAATGACTCATACATGCCAGAAAACGATGAAAAAGTACGTCGGTGGTTCTTTGACTTTTGGCAACAAGTTGATAATTATGGTTATGACCTATCTTGGGTAGTGATGAAAACAATAGCTAATCTAGTCCAGTTCGGAGCCATCATTAAAGAAGACGATTTGTATTACATCAGAGCGCCAAAAGAATGGGACGAACACGAAACCCCATATCTTGTATATGGAGTAGGAGTTGTTCCAGATGTATATGGGTTAACTATGCACTATCAAGACGCAACCAAGTTTACACAAGCTGAGGCTGAGAGAACTATGGAGAAGTTACGAATCGACTGGGACTTAGAAAAGGTGGAATAACATGAGTAAAGAGTTAGAAGACGCAATTTATTTATTAAATCTATTTGAAGCAAGCGATTGGAAAGAGGAAGAGCGACAAGAGAAAGCGATTGAGTTCCTTAAATCTCTCAAAGTTAAGGTTCCACAATATGTAGCTGACTGGTACAGAGCAACTCATGTAGAGGGTTCAGGTATTCTAAAGTTACATAACCAAACTGAAACATGGTTAGAGGAACGTGATATGACCTTTAACCAACTATTCAACGACATTAAACGTTTCGGATATGTCGTGACAAATGACTTTGACGAGGTTTATATTAAAGCCCCAAGTAAGTGGTGTTCAGATGAATTGTATTTACATTTAGAGGAATCAAATGGTTCATATATGTATGATACTGTATTCAAAAAATTCGCTGATACTTTTGAGCGACAAGAAGCAATTAAGTTAATGAAAGACCTAGGTGTTGACTGGGAATTGGAATAGGTAAAGTGATATGTACGATGAACCGATTGAAATGATTAACGACATGATTGAGGTCGTTGAAAACTCATATTTAACCGTTGAGAGAACAGAGAAGCTAACTAACTTCTTATCATCTTTGGTTGTTAGCGTACCCAGAAGTGTCGCTCAATGGTTTGAGTCTTTGACAGAAGAAGAGAAGCAATTAGACAAATTATATAAGCTAAACAAAAGAATGTATCTTCCACAAAATGTATATGACTGGCTTAATGGTCAAAATGACAATTTCTACACTATTGTTAAGAACATGATTTTGTTTGGGTATGATGAGGTTCAAGAGGTAATTATCAAATCACCGTCTGCTTGGGACACTCAAGAAACATATTATGTTTATAAAGAGTATGATGGTGGAGATTGCTACTTTATTTCAGGATACATTGGAGACGCTACAAGATTCACCGAAGAAGAGGCGAAGAAAGTAATGCAGTTGTTACGAGTGGATTGGGAACTTGAAGAGGTGTAGGTTATGAAAGATTTAAGCAAGATTATTGACAACTTAAAGAGTGTTATATACTATCATGCCGACAGAAAAGAGTCAGTTATTGAAGCGTTTGAATATTTACAATCGTTAAAGCCTATAGTCCCTAAATTTGTTGTAGATTGGTATAACGAAAATTATAATGATGGGGTTGACTATATGATTAGCACCATTAAAGACGTTGATTTAGCAGACGCAAATATTTATGATTGGTTCGAGTTAATGGCTGAGAACGGTAAATTCAATACATACGACATAATTGAAATTATTATTGTCAAGATGTATCTGTTTGGATACGAGGTGATGGAATGGAGTTAGTATTTAGAGTCAATTCTTATGAGTACCTAAAAGAGTTATTGCTTTATCTTGCGGACAAAGATTATTATTGGTCATACGGTGACGAATTATCTAATATGGATTTTGCGGAATGGTTGTGGAATTTCTTTAATGACAGTAAAGAACTACTCATTGTTTTAGAAGAAGATGGAGTATATTATGACAGCACAATTCACAAAGACTGTTATAGTAATATCTTATATTACGATACAGTAGAAGAGTTAGAAAACGACATATACATCGTGCCAAACCAAGCAAGTACAGTTCGTAAAAAGGTTAAACGAGAATATGTTGTTTATGCTCCAGACAAGCTACACCTCAAAGGTCATTCAGAAACATCATTATTAGCCAGAAATGGAGACACTTATTTTATAGAAAGTGTTAGGGTTTATGGTGAGCATACATTGTTTACTAAAGAAGAAGCAGAGCAAGCGATGAAAGAGTTAAATGTTAATTGGGGCATTGCCAAAGTTAAATAGGTGGTACAAGAATGGAATTAAAGATTGACTTACTGCGCGACAGATATGAAACCATGTATAACAATTCTCAACACAATCACGAAGAGCATACTGTCAGAGTATGGAATCAATTCAACCAAGAGTATTATGGGTTCTATAGCGAGCAATCTGCTCTTGAATTTATCAGTATCATTTCTAAGTGTAATGAAAGTGGCTTGTATGACTTATTAACTGACCATGATTTGTATATTATCTTAGAAGATACACGAAACCATGTAGTAGATAAATGGTCTGCTGATAGAAGAGATTAGTGGGGGTAGAACTATGAGAGAGATTGAACTAATGCGTTGCGCTAAATACCTAATTGACCCTAAGTGTGAAGTGCCAAAATTAAAACGTGAATATATTATTTGTGCGCCTGATAAATTAAAACTTGAGGGTGATACATGGCCTCCAGTATTAGTTAGAAATGGTGACGAATACTATTTAACAAGTCATGATGTATATGACGGTAGCGATTTATTTACTAAGGAAGAAGCTGAAAAGGCATTGAAAGAACTGGGTTTAGATTGGGAGCTTTCGTTCTTGCAGGTAGTAGTTAAGGAGTAATTATGCAGCGTAAACAAGATATTATATGGTTACTTTTAGATTTAGTTAACGAGGCTTGTGAACAAGGTAAAATTAGCATTACTGAACGTGAAATGATTTTGAATTTCATTGATGGAGCTAATTAAGGTGGTGACAAGAATGAATAGATTATACCATATCTCAAACAAACAGTTTTTAGAAGAGCTACTTATTTATTTACACGAAAAAGGATATACATGGAAAGGTAAATTTCCACTTACCTCTTATATAATGGTTTATTTGTTATGGCCATCACGCAATGGGGATTTAGGTATTTATGTTGATGAACACTCTAAGTCGGTGTCACATTGTAACTTTAGCAAAATTGCAAAGCAAGAAAAAGGTAAGATAAGAGTTATTCAAAACAAGAGCATTAAACAAATCAAACGAATGGATAAACTGAATGTTTACGAAAAAATCGATAAGTTGCATGATTGGTTTAATAAGGAAAAGCAAAAATAAAAGGAACTAATATATGGAAAACGATATTGTTGATTTGCTTGGGTTAATGGAAGAATTGATTGAAGAAAAATACTATTATGATACAGAATACTTTTTTCTGTATGGGAAATTCTCCAAAGCCCTTGAAGCGGTTAAAGAAAAACTAGATTTAGTAGATGAACTTCAGGACAAGATTGATGAATTAGAAGCTGACAATGAACGTCTTGAAGAAGAACGAGATAAATTTGAGGGCCAAATGTATGACTGGCAAGAAGATTATCAAAGATTAGAGCGTGAGTACGAAAAACTCGCAGAAAACTCTTGACAAATACGGTAAGGTATGATATTATATATTCATAACCGAAACAGAAAGGAAATAACGATTATGCAAGAAGATATTCGGAAATTAGTAACCATCAAAACGATTGACGATATTCTGTCTATCGAAAACGCAGATAAGATTGAAGTCGCTGTTGTTGGTGGTTGGCGTGTAGTAGTTAAGAAAGGCGAGTTCCAAGTTGGCGACAACGCTGTTTACTTTGAAATTGACTCTTTCTTACCAGCTGACAAAGGTCACTTTGATTTCTTAGTTGAACGTGCTCCTAAGACAGTTACAGGCCCAGATGGTCAAGAACATAAAGGCCATGTATTACGGACTTGCTCGTTTGCGTGGCGTAATCTCTCAAGGCTTACTTATGCCAGTTAACCAATTCTTTGAAACAGAGCCAACACAAGAAGAGCTTAATGACTTCATGAAAGAGTTAGGTGTGTTTAAGTATGAGGAAGAGTTACCGTTGAGCTCTGATATTATCGGTCGATTCCCTCAACACATTCGTAAATCAGACAGTGAACGTATTCAAAACCTAACTCAGTTTGTTAACGAAGTACTTCCAACAACAGATAAGTCCAAATGGGTAGCTACAGAAAAAGTAGACGGGACTTCTACTACTTGGTGGAAAGATGAAGATAACAAGTTACACGTTTCTACTCGAAATTATGAGGTAGAACTAAGTGGTAAATACCTAGAAATGGCAAAGAAATATGATATTGAAAACTTATTATCTGCAAATGAATGGCTACAAGCGGAACTGATTGGCAAACGTATCCAGTCAAATCGACTACAACTGCCAGACAATCAGTTGATGGTATTTAACTACCACTTAAACAGTAGCGAAAAAGAAGATGAAATCAAACGTATCATGGTTCCTACTTATGACTTAACTATGCCAGATACAGTTGACGAGTTTATTGAACAAGTAAATGGTATTAAGTCTTTAGTTAACCCGAACGTTCAAGCAGAAGGTATTGTATGGACTAACGTTGATGGCGAGGCATTTCATGAGTTAAGTTACCGCCACAACTTCAAAGTAATTAACAACAAATATTTGATGAAACATTAAAAGGAGATTTTAATATGGTTGGCAAAATCAATGCGTTAGGATTATACAAAACAGGCAAGGAAGAAAACCTGTTATACAAGCGATACAAACAGACCCTTAAGATTCTTACTGTAGACGCTTTGAATAACGGGTTATCCCAATTCGTATTGCATATTGATGATTTTAAGCGAGACCTCTATGAATACAACAAGCGCTCATTATATAATATTGATTTGATTGAAAAACTAGAAGAATTTACATTCAAGGGCTTACAAGACTTATTTGACGGTCGCTTTGTTGTAGAGGTTCGTACAATGACTGACTGTGCTATATCTTATTACACGACAAGGATTTTCGTTTATCTATTAGACGCTCTTGAAGACGATAGCAATAAAGAGTTTCTTGAAAAGCGCTATGAAGTCTTAGTAAACAAATACAAATAATTTTAAGAAACCACTTGACAAATTTCAAAACTTATGGTATACTTAATTCATAAGTTAAGGAAAGGAAGATACCAATGAAAGTATTAGAAATCGGAGCTGTTCGTGGTCGTCACGAAATGCCAGTTGATAAGTTTGTTTTTGATGAAACAATTACAAACTTCGACATTAAGTCAATCGAAGACCATGTTAATACAGTGATGAACAAGGAAGTCTTTCGTCATGATGGTGAGACCTTTGATGAAGTTCGTTTATATGTAACTGGGTTGACGGTTGTTACAACTTCCGTTGTCAAGTGGTGTTTTAACAATGACGTTTCTTTATCTTTAATGCACTATGACACTGTTGCTCAAGATTATGTTGAGCAAGTTATGTGTTAGAGAGGGTTGGCAGTATGAAAAGCGGACATATTGAATACTCAGAACAAACATATATGGGTAAAACAGATTATGTTTTAACTGCCTATGGTAATAACGAAGAGGTGTTCAAAGAAAATTTTGTTACAAGGGAAGAAGCATTAAGGGTAAAAGATGTTATTTGTGATTACCTTTATTACTTTGACCTTGGTGACGACAATGGGCCTTTAGATATTGTTTCGTTGTTAGTGTTTGTACGAAATGTTTGTTGCTACTACATTCGTGAAGCAGAACAAATTATTAAAAGCAGACCTTATTCATCAATATATCTAGTAAATCCTATTAAGGTTAATTATATTAAGAAAGATAGAGACTTGTATGCGTCAGTATCTGTAGATGTTAAATATACAACAAGTAGAGGTTTGTCATCTGAGCGCTCTTCTGAAATCAAAATCTTTAGAAAAGATGATAAAGATAAGGCTGTTAAGGATATTATTAGAATGTTTTATAACGCAATTAGACTTGTTCATAATGATTTAATTAACCATATAAACGAGGGCCTGTGGTAGTATGAAGAAACTAGATTTATCAATTACTTTAATCACTAATAAAGAAGAGAACCTACAAAACTCTATCAGTCTCAATAAGAGTAAGGAAGAATATATTCTAAATATTGTCTTTACACTTAACGAATATACAGGTAAGCAATTCGATACTTTACTATTTACAAGTAGCAGTTTCTTATTTGTAAGATGGGAAGACGCAATGAATTTTTCTACAGCGGTTGATATTGCGTATAGAAATAAAGCGTTTGAAGACATGGTATTTAGAGACATTGACAGAGTATTGTCTTTGATGTATGAAGAAGCTAAAAAGTTAAATATCGACTTTCATAATGCTTTAGAATTAACAAAAGAGATTAAGGAGAATATTTTCTAATGTGGACTCCATCATTACTATTGTTAAAAACAAAGCTATACTACCAAGAACCAACAAGAAAACAGAAGTTGGTTATGTGGTTAAAATCATTTGTAAAGAAAGGACATTACAATGAATAAGAAAGCATTGTTAATCGCTCCATTGGTATTATCCATGGTAGCAAATCCAGTATTAGCTCAAGAGGTATCATCAGAAACCCCGGTTGAGCAATCAAGTGTTGTAAGTAATACAACGGTTGAATCAAAAGATGAAACTAAGACAGTTGTAGAACAACCTACACAACCACAAGAAGCTCCGTCTGAATTAAAAGACGCTATTGTAAACGTGAATGTGTTAGACCAATCAGACGAAAAACAACCTGATGGGTCTGCGCAAAAGGTAGTTGTTGGCTATTCTCGCAAGATGTCGGTTGACTTTGACCTAACACCTTATCGTGAAAAAGTTAAAGACGGAGATTGGTTTGACTTGAAATTACCGTCTCCAATCGAGGGTGTTGAGGGCACTGTTGACTTAATTGAGTCACAAACCAATACTGTAATTGGCGTCGCTCAAGTTAAGAAAGACATTGTGTCAACTACATTGGTTGGTATTACTAACTACATCAAACAGCAAAACCTTGATGGAGTTAAAGACTTGAAAGGTAACTTCTTCTTCCAATGGTTAGTCAAGGAAGCAGTTCAAGACAAGAAAGTTGAGTTTGAGGTAGCGGGCGGTAAGAAGATTACCTACGATATTACAGCGGCTCCAAAGTCAACGTCTGCTGACTATGATGGTGAGAATGAGAACTTCGCTAAGTTGCATGGCGTAACTAAAGAGGAAGATTGGCAATCACCAACATTGAATTTACAAGGCGGATATTTACATCCTTGGACATTGCGTATCAACACCAACGGTACTGCATACAAGGTTATCCGTATCAAGGATAAAATCAAGAACAGTCATTTTATTCCTGAAAAGTTCACTCTTAAGAAAGGTTACTATGACCTTAAGCGTGTAAACTTCCATGGTGCGGTAGATATGTTGAAAGACGTTGACTATAAAGTGACATTCTTCAATAATTATACAGAGTTTGAATTAGCTATTGAGAATGTTAACAACTCAGCGTATTACTTATCATACTCTTCAACAGCTCCATTAGGCGGTCACGTTGTAAGCAATACAGCGTATATGTATGGTGACGATGAACAGGTGAAACCAAACATCAAACGCTCATTTACAGAATATAACTTAGAGCGCACTTCTCAGGTTACTAAAGGTGGGTCTATTACGCTTGACCCTTGGAAAGAGACACGTCCTCTTGACCCAAGCAAGCCAGTGTTGCCTGACCCAGAGCCAGAAGAGTCTTCATCAGAAGAATCAAGTTCAAGTGAAGAAGTATCGTCTGAGTCTAGTTCAGAGTCAAGCTCTGTAGAATCATCTGAAAGCTCAAGTGAAGTATCCTCTGAATCATCGTCTGAGAGTTCAGAAGAGTCCAGTAGCTCAGTTGAGTCTTCCGAATCGTCCTCTGAGAGCGTGTCTGAGAGTTCAAGTGAATCAGTATCAAGTGAAGAATCATCAGAATTTTCATCTATCACGTCTGAGTCCTCAGAATCTCAATCATCAGAAGTAAGTTCAGAGTCTTCATCTGAACAGCCTAAACCATCTAAGCCAGAAGAAAAGGTTCAAACTGAAAATAAACAGTTACCTAACACTGGTGAAGAAAAGGGTGGCTTATTCGGTAGCGGTCTTGTAATCTTGTTCTTAGCTATCTTCTATGCTATGAACGGTAAAAAAGAAGATGAATAATCAAAAATAACTATTGACAATCTCTCTCTTTTGTGGTATGATAATATCATGAAAGGGAGAGATTATAAATGAACACACATAAGGAAATTTTTGAAGCATGGATTGGGGGCCAATTAAGTCCTCAAACACAACGGTCATACCGTCAGAAATGTAACAAGTTTTTCAACATGGTATTCGGTAAAGACGCATATCTCGCCACCAAGGAAGAGATTGAGTCAATTACACCCGCTCTTGTAACAACTAAGTTTTTAGAAGTTGAGCGTCAGAATGGCATGAAATTAGGAACTACTAAGCAAACTTTGAAAGCTGTAACACTTTATATTAAAGAGTTGCGAGCTAACCGAGTGTATGGTGACATCAATTATGATTACATTATTGATAAAGCACTCGTTATGAAAGGACGTAAAGACTCAGATAGAGAATTTACGAACCCAATGAACTTTGATATGATGAATAGAATGGTGGATTGGTTAAAACACGAACGTTTCAAAAATGCCAAGTCACCATATAAAAGCAAGGGTGTCCAGTACGCTACATTGGTAAAATTCATGTGGCAGACAGCTACTCGTGTCAGTGCTAGCTTGAATCTTGAATGGTCAGATTTTAAGTATGAGCCAGACGTGAACGGACAACTTGGTTGGGTATTATATGCGAACGATAAGGGTGGTAAGACCAACAAAAAGTTCGTGTCTGAGGCCCTTTTCCGTATGATAAAATCCAACTTTTATCACCTAGGTACAAACAAGGTTTTCTCAGCTTGTAGCAAAGATGGGTTCTCAGATTTGTTTAATGAGTTCTCAAACCTCGTTAACTACAAGGTGACACCTCACAGTATCAAGGCGGGAGCTATTAGTCACTTATATCAATTAACAAATGACCCACAACAGGTTATGAAGTTTGCAGACCATGAAGACTTTAATACAACGTTAGGCTATATGAAGCGTAACTATGATAGAGAGTCCTCTGGTGAATACATGATGGCACAATCAGTTAAAGCTGACGAATCACGTTTAACTGAGTTGACCAAAGAACAGTTGCTAGAACTTATCTATAAACATAACTTAGGTAACAAATTAGCAACCCATGCGATGAATGACGGATATTTAGGTAACGCTGTAGTGGCGGGTACTGAGAATAATGTTGTTTTCCTTGACAGAGTGTGTTAAAACACCCTGTCATTTTTTGTTGACAAAATCTTAATTTTATGTTATGATATTAGCATAACATGAGAAAGGGGTGTGATGGTTATTAAACCAACACATAATCTCGACATCAGGCTAGGCGTTGACCTATCCGAATTAGTCAAACCTCAAAACATTGAGGGAGCCAAGGTTGCACTTGGAGCAAGCTCTGACACCGATTTAGCAGAGCGGTTTCTGAATTGTGTATACCAAGCAGTAGGTTCGGCAATTTCAAATTTCCCGAACGTAATTATTACTAGTAGTCAAGTCACCAATGAGTTGCAAGACGAGTTGGAAAATAAATAAAAGGGGTTCGATTTATGACTGAATTAACAAGAGGTACAGCTAAGTTTCGCTTTGTTGGTCATGTAAAACTAAACGATGATAGCATGAAAGCTCCAGAGGCAAGTAAGAAGTCTTCATGGTTTGGTGTTAACACAGGTTTTACATTAACTGACAATAACGGGCAAATGCTGACCGTAACATTCCAAGGTGGTTATGATAAGAAATCTAACGTTCTTAAGCGTCTTGGGAAACGTGAAGAGGGTCAAGAAAAAGCTAGCATGATTGAAATTCCTCGTGCTGACCGTAACAATGAAAAGTTGTTAGAGAAGTTGGCAGACATCGCTTTCTCTTATGCGCAGGTAGCTCCAGACCCTGAAAGTGAAGACCAAGAAAAATTTGTCTTCAAGAAATTCGTAGACTACATTGACTTCTTTGAATATGTTAAGAAACATATCAAGAATGGTGACTTAGTTCGTGTAACAGGTCATGTTGAGTATAGCGAATACACTGACCGTAATGGGGTAGAGCGCCAAGGCAAGCGATATATCGTTGACCGTATCGTTAAGAACCCTGTAGTTAAACAGGGCGAGGGTGACGCAGTTGAGTATGTTCCAGAGAAATGCTCAGCATTGCTTATCCAAACTTGCTTGTTTGACGACTCAGTATTAGCGGGCGATGTACTTGACGAGTTAGAAGAAAATGGCGAAACAACTATTCGCTTCTATGTTCCTCAGTACTTAGGAAAGATTAAAGTAGGAGACAACTATGTTGACTACAAGAAGACAGTAGCAATTCCTCAAGCTATGACGATTAAGCTCAAAGAGGGCGAAGACATCAAGAAAGCTAAGAAGAAATTGAAAGTCTTGTTTGAACCAAAAGATGAAGAAAAACTTGTATCTCGTGATGTTATTCTGAAAGTGCGTGAGGGTTACAGTGAAGTTAAGAGTGACCAACCACTAGAGTATACAGATGAAATTAACGACTTATTAGAGGCTGGTTTAATTAGTGAAGAAGAACTTGGTGCAGTGGCAACAGTTCGTGGTACATTTACAAGCCAACTTATTTTCAATAAGGTACAACTTGTTAAGTCTGACTCAGGTATTACATTATCTGGTGGCGAGATTTATGACCGCTCAGTATTAGTTCGTCCAGCTGTTGAAAATGAAGCTAATACTCCTTTTGATAACGAACCAAAACAAAAGAAAAAAGTCGAAGACTTACTAGACGATGATGATTTCGATTCAGACGATGAAGAAGACATCTTTGGTTTGGGTTAATAAATAAAAGGAGAGTGTTATTTTCTAATGGCATTATGGGGTAACAAAGAGAACAGAGAAAGAAAGAAACGTAAGTTAGGCGCTAAGGTTTTAATTTACGGTTTAGAGGGTACGGGGAAAACTAGGTTTGCGCTTGGTTTCCCGAACAGTGCCTATATTGATACGGAAACTGGTGCGGGCTTCTACGATAACGATGGTATCGCAGAGAACGCTACAGAAATGATTAACTTAATTAGTTATCGTGAGTACGAAAAGGCGTTAGCTGAAATTATCAAGAACAATGAAGACCTTGGTTTTACAACCTTAGTTACTGACTCAGTATCTAAGATTCGTGAAAACATGGAAGAGGTTGTTATGACCGTTGAAGAAGCGAGAGCAAGACGTGACGGTAAACAAGTTGAAGACACAAACATTTCTCAACGTTCATGGGGTCGTATCAAGTACTTGTCAGGTAAACACCAAAACATGAAGATTACTCTTTCAAGTAAGGGTGTTATCGTACTTGACATCGCTCAAGCGAAACCTATTTCAGACGAGCAACGCAAGGCACGACAAGACTACTTTTCAACTCACGTTGGGTATGACCCAGTAATGAGTAAGCAAGCTAAGTTTGACTACGACTTGATTCTGTATATGTATGCAGAAGCTGACCTTGAAGACCAAGACAGAGTGGTTTACAAGGCTCTTGTAATTAAAGACCGTATCAATCGCTTACCACAAGGTACAGTAATTGACAACCCAGCATTTGAAATGTGGGCTGATAAGATTTTACCTAAAGGTAAGAAAGACCAAGGTGTTGTTCGTGAGCTTGATTTCGTTCATGAGAATGAAGAAGATAAAGAGTATTACGAACAGACTGGTGATGAAACAGCTGCGCCACTCAGTGAGCGTATGAAAAAATTGATTGACCACCTCAAGAAGAACGATAAGGAAGCATACGAAACGTTCGCTAAAGAATGGTCTGCAATTAGTAACAAGAAATTGTCACTTTGGACAAAAGAAGAACTTGCAAAAGGCGAACAAGTGTATAGTAAATACGCTAGTTCCGTTAAATAGGAGAGTAATTTGAAGTATACGACTAGCGATGGCAGACAGGTGGAGCTTTCACAAGCCCACCTAGACGCTTCATTAAGAATTTATGAAGAACTAAGAAAGTCAAGCCCAAGTCAACGTGTATCATGGGCAAGACATAAGAAGATGATGGAACAGTCAGGTTTCTTTGACAGTGAGTCTACTGAACGCTATCGTTGTGCTATTAAAGAATACCGTAAGAAAATGGGCACTCTACCGTCAGTTGAGAAACACGCTGACATGGTAGCAGATAGCAAACTTGACGGTATTAAGCGATACATCGGTGAAATTCGTGAATCACAGTTAGAAGCCCAAAATGATTACAACCGCCTTAACAGATTGAAGCGTGAAATGACTCGTGACATTTTATTGTACGAAGCAGTTCAAGGCTCATTATCAGATATTGACTATACAAATATTCCAGTATCTGTATTGCCAGAAGTTAAAGACGGTGATAAAGTAGCGATTGCAGTATTAACTGACATTCACTACGGAGCTATTGTTGATACGCCTTTGTCAGAATACAATCCTGAGATTGCTGAACAGTTAATCATGGAGTACGCTGACAAGTTGTTAGCATTAGCTAAGAAAGAAAACATTAAAGAGTATTACATCTTGAACCTTGGCGACATCGTTGAGGGCGAGTTGAGACCTCAAAGCTTGATGGACACTGACATGGTGTTGGTGAACCAAGCAATCAGGGTATCTGATATTATCGTGAAATTTATTTTCAAGATTGCTCAACACGTTCGGGTAAAATACTCAGGTATTGGCGGTAATCATGACCGCATTTCCAAAAATGCTAAAGAGAATATTGATGGCAATAACGTACAATATGTATGTAACGCTGTAGTTGAACGTATTCTTGCGGGTGCAGACAACGCTGAATATATTCCTTTAGAAAGCCTATCATACGGTATCATTGAGTATGGTGGCAAGAATGTACTTGCTGTTCATGGCGATGTCCATTCAATGACTGACAAATCAATGCTTGCAAAACAATCTCAATTATTGGGTAAGAGTTTTGACCTGATGTTAGCGGGTCACAGACACCACTTTTCAATGACTGAGGTAGCTCATGACCGATACATGGTATCGTTTGGGTCAATCAAGGGTACTGATTCATACAGTATTCGTATTGCAAGTTCAAGTTGTCGTTCTCAAGGTGTAGTAATCTTTGACGAGGACAACTTTGAAGTAAAACAAATTAAACTTTAGAAGAGAGGGCTTCCCATTATGGTAAAAGACGGTTACAGTATTGTGCATTGTTATTATTGTGGGGAGCCTATTTCTAATGAGGGCGATTTGGTTGAAAAGAAAATACCACTTGTTTGCAAGAATGGTAAGAAAAGAATGTTCTCACGCAAGCTCCATTACTGGTGCGTTCCTAAGATTGTAAACGATATTAAGATTGATTCCGAAGTAAAACTAGATGAAAAGTATTACTGGGATAAATGTTATCGGAAAATGCAACAATGGCTAGGGTCTGAAAGAGGGTTAGACCAATTTGCTGTAATGCGTATTCAAGGTCTAAGGGTTGGCAAATTCGCACCAAACGGTACAAATACCATGGGTTTAAGACGTGGGTTTGAGTATCAGGTTATCTACAACACGATGGTGTGGAAATCTCTTGAGATTGATAAGATGATACACAGCATGGAGTTCCATGATAATAAGCATAAAATCAATGCGATTATGAAGATTATTACGGAACGAGTTGGCGAAATGCAACTAAAAATGGAACAACAGAATCGTGCGAATCGTGCTCTTGATAGGGTTAAAGAGGAAATTCCGTATAAGACAGTCGAAGAGTTCTCAGGAAATAAGGGCTTCTCACATCTAAAGGACGACAGAAGTGACGCTCTTAAGAACTTGGTGTCTGGGATTGATGAAGACGATGATGATGTTGATGATTTATTTAGTTAAACAAGAGGTGTACGGTTATTTCAGCAGAAGTTGAACAACAAGAAAAGAAACGTGACGAACTTAAGAAGTTGTCCCATGTAGCAGAAATGATGTTCGTAGCCTCGTTATATACGGATATGTCTCTAATGGACGATTATCATATTAAAGTCAGTCACTTTATTAAAGGTGGCCCAGCTAGAATGTTCTATAACATTTTGCTAGGCATGAAGAAAAAACAATACGATAGCGTAAACCAAACTGATATTGAAACGTATGTTCAGTCACTGGGCGAAAAAGCAATCAACACATATCGCAATTACGGTGGTTATCAGACAATCTTATCTTTCATTGAGGCGGTAGATAAGAAGAATGTCCTAACATACTATTCAGATGTTAAACGCTATAGTGCACTCCGCAGATTAAGAATGGCGGGTTTCGATGTAGAGTCGAAATGGGAAGATTTATCTAAGCTATCCTATGGAGAGCTTAATCAGTTTATGGAAAGTACCATGAGTGATGTGTTTGATGAATTTGACGATTCAAACAATAAGGTTGAAGACCTTAAACATGGTATGCGTGAAATGGTTGAGAAAATTCAGACAAGACAATACCAAGGTTTACCAGTTAATTCCCACTGTTTGAACTCAGTTATCAACGGTATGGCGTTAGGAAACATTACCATGGTTGCGGGTATGTCTGGTGTTGGTAAGACATTTGTAACTTCATCTTTGGTTATCCCTACGATTATCAAAGAGAACATTCCAATCCTCATTATCTGTAACGAGGAAGACGCTGACAAATGGCGTTGGGATATTGTAGTATGGATTGCCAACAATATTATTGCAAGTAGATATGACGAGTTTGCGGGACAAAAAGTTGAGAAGATTGGTCGATTTGGTGACGGTCTCAACAAGAAAGAATTAGCCATGGTTAACAAGGCTATTGAGTGGTACGAAGAACACCTAGAAGACGGTGTGTTGAACTTTGTAAACTTAGAAACGTTCTCAGCAGACCAAGCGATTGCCTTGATTAGAAAATACGCAATCAAATATGGAGTTAAATACTTCATCTTAGATACATTCAAACTTGATAACGACATTGGTTCAAAGGTGACGGATAATTCATGGCTACAACTTCAACAGAATGTGGTTAGAATTTACAACGTTATCAAGGAAAGTAACTTAAATGTTCACCTATGGATAACATATCAGTTAAGCAAGACACCTAAGAAATACCTAGACCAAAGTGTACTTGGTATGTCTAAGAACGTTGCAGACGTGGTGTCAACTCTTATCTTGGTTCGTAACGTTACGGAGCGTGAAAAGAGCGAGGGCAAAATGAAAGTAATGGGGCCTAACGGTGTTGAAAAGGTTCTGAACCCAGACAATGACTATATGGTATTCTTTATTGACAAAAACAGACGTGGTACTACTTCTAAACAGGTAGTGATTGAAACCGATAAAGGACTGAACATCATTCGTGATGTTGGGTTTACAACAATTTACGAAGAGTTCTAATGAAGAGGTGTTGGTATCTTGGATATTAAAGATATGAAAAAGATATTATCAGAAGATACTAGCAAAATCGAAAAACTGTTAGAGTATTTCGGGTTCCATAGCTTTAATTATCACGATGGAAACTTGAGGTGTGCGCTACCTGACGGTGACAATATCACCTCAGTCTCTATCTACTTAGACGAATCGTTGTACGGTGTAATTTATACAAGAGGAAGTTTTAAGGGCGATATTTTTCATATCATTCACGAAGCTACAGGGCGCACCTTAAAGGATATTCTTAAAATTACATCTGCACTGTTTGGTTTTTCAAGAGGACTAACATTGTCAAGCTATGTTAGTCATAACGAAGTTGTTGGTGCTATTATGGCAGATATACCTTTAGCCAAGAAAAAGGTATATGAAGAAAAAGAAAATGAGTTATATCCAGAAGACAAGCTCAACAACTACATCAGAGCAGTTCATGTTGACTTGATTCAAGAGGGTATCTCGCCAACGGTAGCGAAACGGTTTGGTATATCCTATGACCCACAGAACAACAGAATTTTGTTTCCTCATTTTGACTGGTACGACACAGATAAGATTGCGGGTATTCAAGGTCGTATCATTGGATTGTCAAGTGAAGAGTGTGACCTACTGGGTGTTCCTAAATACTGGAACTATATCAAAGGTTACTTTAAGACACGCAACTTATATGGTTGGGGTCAAGCAAAAGAAGAAGTTATGAAGCGAAATCAGCTTATCATTTTTGAGGCTGAAAAGTCAGTATTAAAGCACTTTACGTTTTGTAAAGGTAAAGGGTTCTCGGTCGCTCTTGGTAGCCACGAACTCAGCAAAGAACAAATTAAGTTTATTGTAAACAATACAAATCCTGATTGTGAAATCATATTTGGTTTTGATAAGGACATCATGACCAATGAAGTTGAACGCAAAAAGGCTATGGAAATGATGAAGAAGATGGCTCTATTTAGAAAAGTAAGTTATATGGAAGACCCGTTTCCTAACAACAAATTATTAAAAGAAAAGGACTCGCCAGTAGATAGAGGGTATAGAGTGTATAATTATCTATTCGCTAGTCGCAAGGAGATTTAATGTATAAGAAAGAAATTCATTTAGCTCTAACTGGACATCGCCCTGACAGACTGGCGGGATATGACTTATCATCTTTATACTATCGTTGTATGAGAGATTATTTGTTAGGTGTAATCAAGAAATATCTTACCAAATACGATACAGTTGTGTGTCATTCTGGTATGGCATTAGGCGCAGATACTATATGGGCTATAGCGATTGTAAAAGCTCGGTCTATTTATGGTGATAGAGTTAAGTTTCATGCAGAAATACCGTCTCGTGACCAATACCATAAATGGGGCAAAGCTGACCAAGAACGATGGAAGTATTTAATAGGTGTTGCGCAAGAGGTAACAGATTATTTTGACCAGCGTAAGCATTATGTTCAGATATTAGATAGTAGGAACGTTGGAATGGTTGACAAGTGCGATGTTTTAATTACTGTATGGGACGGAAAGCCATTTGGCGGGACGTATAAAGCTATTAAGTATGCAGAGAGCAAAGGCAAACAGTTGCTCAATCTTGAACCAGATATGTTTTATTAAAGGAGATTTGATAAATGGCACGACTAAGTGGCGATATTTACAAGAAATTACGAAAGAAGTACGGAGTAGATACTATCTGGTCTTTCAGTAGAATTAACACCTATTTAGACCAACCATGGTGCTACCGTATGCAATACATTGAAAAAGCAGATGTGAATGGTGACAATATCTATTCTTACTTTGGAACGATTTGCCACGACATCATTGAAAGCTATTACGAGGGACATCACCAAGCCCATGAGTTACTAGGTATCTTCAATACTAAGGTAAGCGAATGGGAGAAGTTAGATAACCCTAATCTCAAGTTCCCAAGCGAAAAGGTTCGTGACGGATACATCTTGAATATTCAACATTACTTTGAGAACTTTGAACCTATCGAACACCCAGTGACAAGCGAACAACCAGTACTTATTGTGTTAAATCGTAATGACCGTAACTATGTTTTAGTAGGGTATATTGACTCAACATACTGGACTGACGACAAGACAAAACTTCATATCGTTGACTATAAGACTTCAAGCAAGTCTGGTTTCAGTGGTAAGAAGTTGAAAGAGAAAGCTAGACAATTACTGTTGTATGCTATTGGTGCACATCAGAAAACTGGAGTGCCTTACGAGAACATTTCTGTTGAGTATGATATGCTTAAGTATGTTAACGTTCGTTACTTACAGAAAAATGGTAAGTGGGCTACTAGCTTACAAGAGCGTTCTAACTGGGTAAGCTCTCAACAAAACAAGTTGTTGAAACTCTTGATGGATAATGACATCATGGAATTTGAAGCTCAAGAAATGATTGATAACGCAATTTTAGACAATTCACTTGAATCAATGCCTGACTATGTTCAAGAGAAATTTAAGATTGAGAAAGGCGTTGTAGTGGTAGAAGCTACAGAAGAAGATATGAATGAATTGTCTGAGTTTATTATGGACGTTATTGACGAAATCGAACACAAATCTAAAGGTGATTTAGAGGTTGAGTTCCCTGAGCCTGTTATTGATGAGAGCAACAGTTTCTTCTTCCATGTGTTAGGGAAACCGTTCTTGCAGTATCATCAAGGCTATAAGGATATGATGTTAATGAATGGTATGAACACCGATGGTGCAGACCTAGACGACATCATGAATTATTTTGAATAAAATCTCAAATAACTATTGACAAAATCGAAGAGATGGTGTATACTTATCATATCAAATAAGTAATACACCATTTCTTTTTAAGGTTAGGAGAATATTATGAAAGAAGTTTTAACTCTAATTGACGACTTGACACTTTTAATGACACGGTATGATTTCAATACCCTTATGCACATGGTACAATACAAGGAAAAGACCTTGGGTGGAGCGTACAATGTTCACTATGATACACTTGTTGAGTACAACATGGAACGTGGTGGGTTTACCGCTGAGTTAGATGTTTACTGTCATGACGCAAGCGCTATGTTTACCACTAAATCATTGGCTAATGTATCATTGATTATCAGTTATAACAACAAGCCATTGTACCGCCATTCATTGCAAGCAGAAATTCCAGACAACCCACAAAATGGGTTATGGGAGTACACAGAGGTATCTGTATTCGTTGCTTCACCATTGGCATTTGCGTCTGTAGTAGAAGACGGTTATCAAGAAACACTATTACAAGTTGTGAAAGACACAGCGGAAAAGTTAGGTAAGTAATATGCGTTACAACGAGAATCATGACTTATGGGAACATGCATTACAACTCTCATTGAAGCCAGAAGATTATGAGTACACAGAAGAAGAGAAGAAGTTAGTGGAACAGATTTACAACACTTTCTTTGGCAGTAACACTCGTAATTATCGCTTGGTTTCAGATGAAGACTACGACATGATGTTAGAAGAAGCCCTTAATATGAACTATCTTATCTTGTCTAAGTTCCTTGAAGACCACGACTTGACCGTAAGTAGTATGTCACGAGAGTATGGTATTGCACGTTCCAATATTTCAAACATTCGTGTTAAGGCACATCTTCCAAGCGACAACATGATTGAGACACTTGGAGAGATTGGACTTAAACTTGTCGGACGCAAAGAGCTACACAAAATGATTAAAGAGGGGATTGAGGCTGGTTGGCTAAAACCTTTATAAACTTACATCAGCATACCCACTACTCAAACGGAACCACAATTCCAGAGGTAGTATCTAAGCCCTCTGACTACATTCAGTATGCCTTAGATAATGGGTTGAAGTCTGTATGCTTTACTGAGCATGGCAACGTGTTTTCATGGGTAGCTAAGAAGAAACTAGCTAACGCTTCTGGTCTCAAGTATATCCATGGTGTTGAAGCGTATGTGACAGAAACACTTGACGAAAAGGTTGCAGACAATTATCATTTAGTGCTAATTGCTCGTAACCATGAGGGCGTATTAGAGCTAAATCGGCTCATATCTCACGCCTACGGGGGCAGAAATGGTGAAGAGGGTAATAACCATTTCTACTTTAAGCCTCGTCTATCGGCCTCTGAGGTGGCAAATACGAGCGATAATATCTTCATTTTATCAGCCTGTCTAGGTGGCCCACTATGGCAAAATTATTCAGCAAACAACATGGATAATTTCAATCGGTGGGTAAAGTTCTTCAAGGAGAACAAACATCGTGCTTGGTTAGAGGTTCAACCTCACAACGACAGAGAGCAGATTCAGTACAATAAGCTCTTGTTATCGTTGCATGAAGAGCATGGTATCCCACTTGTGGCTACAAATGACGTTCATGCTGTAGATAAACGTGCAGACGAATTGCGTAAGTCACTTATGCGTGGTAGCAAGTTCTTTGAACCTAAAGCTAGTAAGATGGCAAAAGAGTCAGGTATCTCGCTTGCAGAAGCAGAAGATATTATTGTAGAAGAATGGGAGTTAGAAAACCAGAACTTTGAATGTTGGGCAAAATCATACGATGAAATGATTGAGTCGTTTGAAGCTCAAGGGGTGTTGTCCAAAGAGCAAGCGATTGAAGCGCTAGAAAATACGTTGGTTATCGACTCTATGATTGAAGACCATGAGTTTGACCGTAGCTTTAAGTACCCTAAGATTTCAGATACACCAGAAGATGATATGAAGAAAATTATCAATACTGGTTACAGAAGTCGTGGGCTTGACAAAATGCCTAAAGACCAACTGAAAGAATACATCGAGCGTGTTCAGAAAGAATACAAGGTGTATAAAGATATGGGTGCTATTGACTATATGCTCTTAGAAGAGTATGTAGTTGGTACTGCCAAGCGTAACGGTAAATGGGTAGGCCCCGCTCGTGGGTCTGTATCAGGTAGCTTAATTGCTTACCTAATGGGTGTTACTGACGTAGACCCAATCAAAGAAAACTTAAGTTTTGAGCGTTTTATGAACAAAGACCGTATCTCACTTCCCGATGTCGATAACGATATTTCTGGTGTTGGTGAAGAGTCAGATAGAGCTTGGGTTGAAAAGTTCATGATGAATAATGAGAAGTTTAACTGTTCAGCTATCGTAACATACGGCACACTTGCTATCAAGAGTGCTATCAAAGTTGCGGGTCGCTCACTTAATATGCAACCTCAGTTATTGAATGAAATCACATCAGATATTTCAGATGATGGTGACATTCCTGTAAGTATTCGTAACGATTACAATGAACTAGTTGAGATTGCTGAGGGTCTAGTAGGGACAGTTACTCACGTTGGTCGTCATGCTTCGGGCTTTGTGGTTACTACAGATGATATTGAGTCAGTCTTTGGAGAAATTCAAGTTGCTAAGTACCAATATCCAGTGACTGCAATCGCCATGAAAGAGATTGACTACCTTAACTATGTGAAGCTAGATATTCTTGGTCTTGACAACGTGTTCTTAATTGGTAAGACTTGCGAGTTTGCTAACTTACCATACCTAACACCTGAGCGCTCAGACATTATCGACTTCCATGACCAAGAAGTTATGGAAGACTTGCGTAAATCAACAGTTGGTATCTTCCAATTTGGTGCGCCTCGTGCATTCAGTTTGGTTAAGGATATGTTCGCCCCAGAGGTTCAGGAGCGTATGAAGAGTTCAGGCGTTAACACTGACCCAGTGAACCAGTTAGCCTTGTTGTCAGCTGCAATGAGACCAGGTTCTGTCTCTATTATTGAAGACATTGTATCGGGTAAAGTATTCGATAACGGACACCCAGCTCTCAATAAGTTGCTAGAGCAAACGTTGGGATACTTGATTTACCAAGAGTCAATCATTGAATGGCTTGTAACTTTCTGCGGACGTACACCGTCAGAAGCGGACACAATCCGTAGAGCGATTGGTAAGAAAGACGCAGATGTTATGAACCATGAAATGCCTATTATCAAACAACAATTCGTTGACACCATGGTTAAAGAACATGGTGATACACGAGAACACGCAGAAGAATTGGTTGAGAAGTTTATTCAAATCTTGAATGACGCTACTAACTATTCATTTTCACGAAACCACGCCATTCCTTATAGTTACATTGGTTATATCTCAGCTTGGTTAAGATACTACTATCCTTTAGAGTTCTTAACTGCGGGTATGATTGTAGCTAACACCAAGGGTAATGAAGTTGCTCAGGCAAGAAATAAAGAGTATCGTGAGTACGCTGAAATGCGTGGTATCTCACTTCACCCACATAAATTCAGACGCTCTAAGGGAGATTACTTCTTTAACAAAGAGACCAATGGTATTTATGAGGGTACAAAATCTATCAAGTCGGTAAACGAAAGTATTGGCGATATGCTTTATGATACTTTCGCAAACAAGCAATATGACGATTTCGTTGACTTCTTGTTGGATTTGAAAGAGCCAATTAAAAACGTGACATTGATTGATGAAGACGGACTCAAGTTAACGTATAGCACTAGAGCTATCCTTAATATGTCAGAAGAAGAGGTCAAAGAGCTAGATAAGAAAATTAAGGCTCTTACCAAAATCAGTGAAGACAACGTTGTCTATACATCAATCAATACACCAGTAAACAAGACGCAGATGGAGAACCTAATCTCAGTCAACTACTTTGAAGAGTTTGGTGGTAACCTTAAACTGGCTGAAATCTTTAACAAGTTTAACTCGACATACAAGCCTAACAACAAGACTTGGGCGGGTAAACGTAAGCATTTCCAATCGGTTAAAGAGCTATTCAAGAAAACACCTAATAAGTCATATCCACTCACTGACCAACTTGGTCTTGAGCTAGAACTAATCGGTAAATGTAGTACAATATCTGATAAAGTTTCAGACAAGTTCTGTTTCGTAACAAATGTAGAGAGAAATAAGAGCTATGCCAACGTAACGCTTTACTCAGTTAAGAAAGGTAAAGAGCTTACAGTTAAAGTTGGTATTACTCAATTCAATCGCTTAGAGATTAAGGTTAAAGATTTAATTGAATTGAAAGAACATACAGTGAAGCCTAAACCAACTCGTATTGATGGTGTATGGACACAACACCCAACAGAAAAGGTTGTATGGCTCAAACAGTATGTCATTGTAAGGAGAGACAAGTAATGTTGAAAGTACACAACTTCTATGTCTTCTATCCACCAAAGTACAACAACTATATTTTCACCATGAAAATGGCAGACACTGGGCTTGAGAAAGGCTTGAGCCTAGTGGAAAATGTAGTTAGCGACAAGAACATCGACAAATTAGTTGACCTTAATTACTCGCTAATTGATACGGATAGAATGTTGGCATATAGAATTAAGGGGAATACAGTTACTCTTTATGAGTTAGAAGCTCCAAGAGATAACAATTTGTATCGGGTTGAGTCTATCATTAGTTATGAAGACGATACTCAAGTAGACGTTAGAAAATGGGATAAGGAGAATTTGTCATGATAAGCGCATTTATGCTTGTTATTGCCGTATTATCTTTCTTTTGGGCTGTCGGGTATGCTAAAGAATACTTTGACGAACATCAGGGAAGATTTGATAATACAAGTGCTGGCGGTGGTTGTATCATCGCTTTTGGTTGGGTTATCGGTTTAATCAGTATGGCTTCACTATCACTAATTTTCGGGACAGTACTCGTAATTTCAGTGTTCGGTGTAGTTGGCTTTCTATTTATCTTTGTATTGGGGTTATTACTTTGACATTAAATAAACTATATAAACAGTTTACAGAGCTACAATCTTATAATGGTCGTTTAGATAAGATTAGCTATATCAACAACAACTTAAACGACAACGTATTTATCGGTACGCTTTCGCTATTACTAAACTCTTTTGTGGTGTTTGGTATTGGCAAGAAGAAGTTAGAGAAAGGTGCAGACCTATCTTTAGCTACCGATATTGAGGACTTGACTAGTCTATTAACCTACTTGTCTAAAAACAATACTGGTAGTGGTAAAGATATTGCTACAGTGCTTAAGTTTACGGACGGTTTAGATGATGAATTAACAGAGTTTGTTCATCAGTTAGTGACCAAGACATTTAAGGTCGGTGTTACCGCTGAGACAATCAACGAGAACTGTAAAGGTGTAATGATTCCAACTTACAGTGTTCAGTTGGCTCACGACTATACCAAACATCTTAAGTATCTTGAGTCA